CTAATTTCTTGAACTTTTAGCAATAAATGTTAAAATTTTTCAGCGGAGAGAGAGGGATTCGTAATATTGTATGTAAGCTATCTATAAGTGATTGATATATAGATAGATAAGTGTTATGGATGTAATGAATGCTATAGGACATAGTGAATATGTAATAATATAATAGTGGATAATGTTGATAAAGCAAAGGTAATTATAAAAAATGAGGTAAGCAAGAGTATGGGAAGAATAGTAATAGTTAAAGAGTATTAATTAAGGAATATTTTTTAGAGTTAAGGTTGCAGTTATCAATAATTTTATTTATCTTTGCAATCAACAACTAAAAGCAATAAATAATTAGTAATTAGGATAATACAACTATAGATTGAAATTTAGCTTTAATGTGTGACATAATTAATAATGATTGAAATCAATGTATTGGTTTCTATAAGGTAATTAGGTTGTATCAGGATAACATTAAGAATATAACTATTAAACAATATATTAGGATGACAAACAAACAACAAGAACAGAGGTGGCAAGCAGAGAGTGATGCTGACACTATGGCCAGATACCAGGAAATCATGGGTGATAAGGCAAGGATGGGCAGAGCTGTAAAGGTGGCAAAGCAAAGAGCTTCTGACCTCACTGAGAGGGCTACAGCCATGCAGAATGTAGCAAAGTTCAGCAGAGGTGGGAGCCTTAGAAGTAAGTCTGCCAGCAGTGCATCAAGCAGAGGAAGGAGGAAGTAATGGAAGCAAAGGATACATTGGCTGTACTACAGTCACATTCACTTAGGGATATTGTTGATGCTGTCAATGCTAATAACAAGGCAGGAAACCCTATTTTGAGAGAGGACATTGTAAGTCTCTTGAAAGAGGATGAGACATACTTTTTACTATACTATAAATAATCTTGAACATGCCAGACAATCAGATTAACTATGACTCAGAGCCAGTGGAGTATTGCTCAAGATGTTACTCTCTGAAGATAAAGCATGAGGATGCCATAGACTCAGACTATTGTATGGATTGTGGCAGCACAGAAATCTCTACAACAGACATAGATACATGGGAGAGGCTGTATGAGCAGAGATATGGCAAAAGGTATGTTGAGAGGAATAATGATCCAAGATGCTCCATATATTTCAAGATGCCTTTGGACAGGTTAAAAGTCAAGGTGTTTTACAGCAAAATGTTAGACAGGATACTCTACAGTCTTTATCCTCGTTTCCCCAAAGGACTAAGCAGAGAGGATGCAGTAATACTGCTGTTTGACAAGCTCTCAAAGGACAATAGGATGGATGACCTCAGGCTATGCCTGTATGGTATCTATGGTAATAACATAAGAATTTAATAATCATAAAAGCATAAGACAATGGAAGAGAAGAAAGCAAAAAAAGTGAAGTTGGGAAATAAAGAAGGTAATAAGCTGACTTATGAGCAGTTGAATGATGCTTGCAATCAGTTATTACAGCAGAATCAACAGCTGTACAGACAGTTGAAAGAAGTTGATATGGCTAATATGTTCAAGAGGCTTGATTATCTGTTCAAGGTGGTTGAAAATGCCAATACATTCAAGGATGGTGATTTCCTTAACAGTTGCATGGATGAAATAAAGGAAGCCCTTACCATTCCACGTGAGGAAGCCACTTCCACAAAGGAGAATATGCAAAGAAAGGATTAGCCATGGAGAATGCCACATACAAGCCAGCACAGGCAGTGAAGAGGCTTCATAAGCCCAACAATGTGGTCACAGTGCCAGTGAATTCAGCCAGTTCATTCTTCAAATGGTGGTGTATCTTCCTAAGACCATTCATTAATCTTACCAACAGGGAGATAGATGTGATGGCAGAGTTTCTCAGACAGCGTTGGGAGCTTTCCAAGGTTATCTCAGACCCAGCAGTACTTGACACCATGGTGATGAATGACAATACCAAGAGAAAAGTGATGGAAACCTGTCATATCACCCAACAGCACTTCTATGTGGTGATGAGCAACCTTAGGAAGAATAAGGTGATAGTGAATGACATCATCAACAGCAGGCTGATACCCAACATTAAGGAAGATGACAATGGCTGTTTCCAACTGCTGATAATGTTTAAGGAGCAATGACCTACAAGGAGATTGTCTTAAAAGTGGCAGAGAAGGAAGGACTTCCCTCACAATTGGTAGACAGAGCTTATAAAGCTTATTGGAGAGCCATCAGGGAGTATATTACTTCCCTGCCACTCAAAAGGGAACTAAGTCAAGAGGACTTTGCCAATCTGAGACCTAATATTAATGTTCCTTCATTGGGAAAGTTATATGTGGATGAGGCCAAATATAATAGCATTAAGAAGGGCTACAGATTGCATATTAATGAAACAAATAAATAGTAAAATGTTTAGCAATAGAATGGCTATTTGTTTGGCAACAGAATAGCAATCTGTTGAAGCCTTAAAGTACAATCTGTTTGGCAGTGTTCGCTAATACTTATTTCTAACGTTTAAAAAGTTAGTATTAGAACTAAAAATAATCTCTATTTTATTTGGAGAAAAGAAAAAGAAGAAATATATAAAGAAGAAAAAGAAAAGAGTTATGCTGGAAATTACAAAGGTAAAGCCGTTGTTTACATCCATAGTGACAACAGCAGACAGGTTTGAGAAAGATATTATTGATGGAGGTCTTATCATGGCCAAGAAGGGAGACTTGAAGCTTTGGCAGAGGGTAGTAGCCATTGGCAGCTCAGTGAGGGATATTGAGGTTGGTGATATGGTGATGATTAATGCTGATCACTATGCTCTCAAGAGATATGACAAGAACAGTCTCCAGAATGACCTTGACAACAACCCCACCATCAAGTATGCATTTAACTTCATTACCATCTATGATGGTGACACTCCAAAGGAATGCCTTTTGCTTAATGACAGGGACATCCTCTATGCTTTTGAAGGCAAGGAGACAGAAGGAGCCTCCAGTATCATATTGCCAAGCAACAAGGTAATCGTGTAATACAATGGGAAAGTTGACACACAATGAGATAAATGACTACATGGATGAGGTGCCCATGGGAAAGAGAAGGCAAAAATCCCATCCACTTCATAGGAAGCACAAGCCATCAAGAGACAGTGATAGAAGTTGTTAGGAGAAGAGCCTGAGTCTGCTATTAGGCTTGGGCTTTTATTTTTTACTTGAACTAAAGACAGATGAAATTAATTACTACAGAGAATTTTGAGTTGAAAGTAGCTGATGAGGCTTTGCTTGTGAGGCCTATCAGGAAGCTATGGAACATGGACAGAAGCAAGGGCAAGGAAACCTTTTATAAGCAGATGTCCATTTTGTTTTTTGTGTATGATCCTTCCAGCAACTATGCCTATATCTCTGATGAGAAGGAAAGGCTTGCAGAGGTATTGCAACAGGAGGGAATCAGTGAGTTCCACAATACAGCTGAGTTCAAGGATGCAGTGGCAGCTTATAAGAAGCTTACCAAGACACCCTCTACAGAGTTGCTTGCAGATGTAAGGCTGACTGTTGACAAGATGAGGCAGGCATTGACAAGCATTGACTTTGATGACTTAGATGAAAAAGACAAAGTGAGTGCCATTAATACAGTGGCAGCAGTAGTGAGTAAGATGCCTAAGCTGATTAAAGACCTTTCAGAGGCTGAAAGGGCAGTGACCAAGGAATTGGAGGAGCAAGGAAGTACAAGAGGCTCACAGGAGCTTACAGTAGGTGATTTGGGATTTGATTAATGGCTTATGAAGAAAGAGAAAATAGAAAAAGTATGGTATTGTACCATCAATATAGACTTTCTGTGTACAGCAATATTTGTTATTGTAGATGATGATGCACCTGTTCTTAAGGATGCAGCACCTAAGATAGACAAGGAGTTAGATACTGCCAACTTAATGCAGGAAGGAGTCAGAAAGCTCCTTGAGGGTGATTATCTGTACAGCAGTACTCTGACAGCACCTAATGCAGCAAAGGATATAATAGTATTTTTTAATGCTCCTATTCCTGATAAAGTACCTTATGAGACAATGGTGCATGAGTTTCACCATGCAGCACATGACTTGTGTGAATGCAGGGGCATTGATGATGAGGAAACAGAAGCCTATCTTCAAGAGTACCTGTTTCATGAAATGCTATGTAAGGCAGATAACTATAAGGCAGCTCAGAAGAAAGTTAGGAGAAAGCCTAAGAAAAGTGCTTAAATAGTTGGGAGATAGTTGCTAATTGGTTATCTTTGCAGGAAAAAGAATGAAAGTATGAGAAAGATACTATTGATAATAGGAATGATGTTGCTTATCATAGGCTGCAATAGAGGCTATAGAAGTAATGGAAGCCAAAGTGAGGATTCTGTAAATGTAGATTCTGTAGATACTTCTGGATCTATCTCTTTATACTATGATGTTTATAAACGTCTTGATAGCTTAACTGCCCAAGGAGAATATATCCTTCAGAGAGGGGCTGATAGGAATTATGATACTATTATAGACCATGTTCATTACATATATACTACAGAAAAATAAGCTATGGCAAAGAAAAAAGATAAAGATAAATCACTGACAAATCAATATATTAGAGCTATAGAAAACCCTGATAGCGTTGGATTTAGAAATGGAAGATGGTACCAGTCTTCTAATAATGCAGAAGGTGAAGAGCTTGAAAGACCTAAGCATTGGAATGAACTGTCAATGCTTGATAAATCAGATGTAATGGCAGCAGCTGTTAAGAATGGTGTTACTACTCTTGAAGATATAAGAAAAGCATGGGATGACTATGCTGATAGTTACAAGGAGGGTAGTGGAGATAGTGGCTATAGAGACTATAGTGATGATAGTAATGATAGAGATGATAGTGACTATAGTGATGATAGCTCTTATAAAGAACATCAATATGCAAGTGGAGGTTATAAGCCATCAGCTTCTATCAAGAGCAGAATAGCCAATTGGGAAGGCAGCAGTATGAAGACCAACAGAAGCTTTGAAACAGAGGCTGCTGACTTCAACAGGGTGATACCTGCAAGCATCAGGGCAAAGCTTAATCAGCAGCAGCTTGATGCTTTGTACTCTTATGGCTATAATGTAGGTATGGGAAACCTTAAAGTAAGGGTACTTCCAATGCTTGAGCAGTATGCCCAAGGTAGGGCAGGAGCCAAGGATGTAGCCAATAGTATGTGGGCTTCATTGGACTATAATCCTAAGTACAGAGGCCTTAGGAACAGAAGGAATATAGAAAGAGGAATGTTCATGGGATATGCTCCATCTGATATGCAGGGAACTATGGTGGATAAAGCCATTAGCATGAACTTAAGCCACTTGCCTATCATGTATTTTAATGGTGAGGTAAGCAATCCTCTTATTGAGCATCCATACTATACAGCTCCTAAGATAGAACTTCCTCAAGAGGAAGAGAAGCCAAAGGCTCTTGAGGGTATTGACAAGAGCTTGGATGAAGACACTGGGTTAACTAACTTCTTGAAACTACAGCAGATGATGGGTACTGTAGGAATGAATAGTAATAGTACAAGTAATAGTTTCTTAGGTGCATGGAACAGCTTCCTCAATGGTAATATCTTTGCCAATGGTGGTGAGAAAACTTCTATCTATAAGACTGTTGATGGGGGATATACTACTGCCAATGGTCATTCTGTAGAGCAAATAGGATGGGATGAGAATGGCTATGCAAAATTCAGAGATACTGTGACTGGTGACTTGGGGAAAGCTTATGATCCTACTGATGATTATGGTATAACAGTCAGTAGAGTCACCAATGACCTTACACCAGAGCAAAAGGCTGATATGTTTCTTAAGAACTATACCTTGGCACAGGCTGTTAAGGATAATCAGACAGTATCCAATGATAATCTTTGGATAGAGAATGGCAGGGAAAAGAACCCTAACTTAGACTATAAAGGCATAGTTGGGAGCAGGGCTAATGCTGTATGGGAGCAAGAGCATCCTGCAATGGCTGATTGGATGTATATTGCTAGTGCAACACCATTCGTAGTAGCAGGTTATCCATTTGCAGCAGGTGCAAGTGATGCAGTGATGGGAACAGCAGCAGGGCAGGCTATATCAGGGCCATTGGTAGATATGGCAACTATGGCAAGCAGAAGCAAGTGGATGCCTTGGGGAGACGCTTTAGGTTCTTCTTACTTTGGTGCAGATGCTATCAATAATGATGTAAGGAATGGCAATATTACTCCAGAGACAGTATTGGAGTTGACTCCATTGGTAAGAGCTGGTAAAGGTATTGCTCAAGAGACAGCTAAAATGGTACAAAAAGCTAAATCTTTATCTTTTAATTTACCCATTTCATATTCAAATGATAACCTAAGAAGTATAGAAGATATATTAAGTAGTAAATTTAATTTTAGTACAAATCAGGCAAATACTATAAATTCTGAAATTAGTAAGTACGCTAATTCTAAAAGAAATCCAATTGAACAAATAAGAGAAAGAATGTCTGATTCAGATTATGCTGCAATGATAAGAAGCAATAGTGATCCATTACTTTCTTCAAAAGAGGGAGTTATTTATTTTGAAAATATTAATCCGTTAAATCCAGATACATATGATAATGCTTTAAAACAAACAGAAAACTGGTGGAAGACCCATAATACTCCGTACTCTAATTTACCAATGACAGAAGCAATTAAACATGAAATTCAATTAAATGATTTGCCTATAGCAGCAGCCCCATCTCCATTTGTATATATGCAAGACTTACGTTCATTATATAAAAGACCTATGTTTAGTAAATACCCTGATACAGCAGAAAAGATGGTGCATCAATATAACATATTAAAAGGGCATGAAACAGCTCACATTTTAACAACACCAAACGAAAATTCTCCACTGGCAAAGATTCTCAACAAAGATGATTACTTTGTCAAAAATGGTGGCACTGAAATATCAGCCAGAGGCACTCAATTGAAAAATTATTTTGATAAGAAAACAATATCTGGAGATGAATTAAAATATGCTTCTGAACACTATGTTGATGATACTGGTGTTGATAATGATATGACTTCCATGTTTAATATTATCAAAAAGGCAGCTATAAATAATCCAAACATTTGGAAAGAGGTAGCTGAATGGATGACTAACCACTCTCCTGTTTTAGTAACTCCCTTATTTATTAACAATAAAAAGAATTAAATATGAGCACAGAATCGGATTATAAAGCTTGGCTTAAGAAGGTAAAATTGAGTAATGTCAAAGGAAAATTTATTCTAGATGGATTTCCAGAAATTCAGTACCCATCCAAAGAAGAAGCAGAAAGGGCATCTAAACTAATGAGTAATGCATTATCATTTTAGATTTTCTAGAGTAGGCAGGAAACCAGATGCCCTACAGCTCTATAGCCTAATAGATGATTCTACTCTTCAAGAGTAATATAAACTGTTTAAAATGAAAGATATTGAGCCCAATAATAAAACAGTACATTAAAGAGCTGAAGCATAGGTCAAGGTGTTGCCTGTGTGGAGAGAGTGAAGACTGTTGCCTTGAGTTTCATCATATGGATAAAGACACTAAGTGCTTCAGCATAGGAAAGATACCACATAGTGCAACACTGGATGATGTGAAGAGGGAGTTGACAAAGACCATTTGTGTTTGTGCAAATTGTCATAGAAAGATACACAATGGAGTAATCACCTATTGTAACCTGTGCTTCTCGGGAGTTATTAAACCTGTGGGAATGTTAACAGCAAACAAAAACCAAGTAGATTACTTGGATAATTTAGGTAAATAGCTTATCTTTGCAATGATAAACAAGGAGGTTGTTTTATGTACTGACAAGAAAGAACTTTCTGTAGTTGAAGATTAACAAGATTAGATATGAAAATATTTTGGAAAACTTTTCTGTATCTATTTGGTATGGGAAATAATCCTATGCCTATTGATAGACACTCTGACAGTGAGGCTATCAAGGGTGATTGGGAAAATGTAGGCAGGGATATATATGCAGCAATGAATAATTATGGACGACGATAAACAAAAAACGGAAGTTCATCAAGTCTCTCAAATGGAGGCTTGGCATGGCCCTCTTCCTCCTCCAGAGTCACTTAAACAGTATGATGTTATAGTTCCAGGAGCAGCAGAGAGAATACTTTTAATGGCTGAGAAGGAGATGGAACATAGGCATCAAAGGGAGAACAGAACACTGAGAAATATAATGGCAGACTTATAATAGTTTCGACTATACTTGCCTTTTTATGTGTCATATTATTAGGAGGAATACTCTGCTTTGCAATTTATGTAAAGTCAGACACTGGAGCTATAGCAACAGCTATAGATGCAATAGCAGCTGTAGTTGGATTATTTACTTACGGTAAATCAAAACATAGTAATTAGTTTTTTATCATTCAAGAATATTTAGAGGGGAATGGGCAAAGGCTCATTCCCCTCATTGTTTTTATGAGAAATGTTAAGTAACTTCATTATGTGATTGTACAGTATGTGAAGAATGAGTACTTTTGCATCAGACAACAGTTAATTTATCCATTTGATAAATGTTTTTGTGGGTTGTTAGATTGGTTTTTAGTTTGATAGGCAAGTCCAATGGCGGTGAGGGCTTGCCTATTTTTATGTCATGTTTCTGAGTGTTGCTTTTGCTTATATGCAAGTAACAGTAGCAAATCTATAATAGATTGTTAATATTTCATAAAAGTTGCATAGGAGTGATAACAGATGCCACTATTTTGATTATCTTTGAAAAAGCCAATAGAATAAGAGACGGATCTCTCTATAATAATAAAAGAGAGAAAAAAATATAATTACCTGATACATAGCGGGTTATAGATTTAAAAGTGACAGAAATGTCTCTAGGAGTGACAAATTTGTCATCTTTGGTGTCATATTTGTCATCAGTAGTGCCAAAGAATGTCACAAGCAGTGCCTATATCATGGCACAGATAGTGCCAAATGATGTCATAAAAACCATTTAATCAACAACATTATGAAGAAATTTTTAGTTCAATCAGTTGAAACAGAAAAAATTGACAAAGAGACTGGTGAAGTTTTAAAGAGTACTAAGTCTACCTCTGTTATCAAACAAGAGGTAGAGCCTTTCTTTTTTACATATAGTAAGCAGATACTGGCTCTCTATGGTAAAAATGTATTCAATGTAACAACAAAAGTATTATATAAGCTATTAGAGTTTGCAGAGAATAACACTGGAAAAGTCTATATGAACTCTGACAGAGTACAGGAAATACTAGATATATGCCATATCTCCAAGAGATCGTATTACAGAGCCATTGATGAGCTTAAGAAAGATGGGATAATAAGTGGTGACAAAAGCACTTTTACTATAGCAGAAAATATGTATTGGAAAGGAGACAGAAAGACAAGGAATGAATTAATGAAAGCAAAATTAAGAGTTACCTTTGACCCTGTTTATGATAATAATGACAAAACCATTACACTTATGCATACTAATGACAGTTGTCTCTCACATGCTTCTAGGTAGCATTAGATAATTTAAGCATAAGGCTGACAGTGTTTCTGCCAGCCTTCTTTATAGTCTTTGTCAATTACTTAGATTGTCTTAGCACAGCCATTAAGTTTGCATATAACTTTACTTTTCCTGCTATCTTTGCAAGAAAAAGAAAGATATATGGCATATAGTGCATTAGGTGGTTTTCCACCACAGCAATTATCATATAACAGGAAGAACAAGGCATGGAGGAAGAGGTGTGTAGATTTTGGTGATGACCACAGTCTTCTCCACCATCATTTGGCAAGGAAATCAGTGATTGATATGAAAATCAACTATGACTTGCTGAATGGCAAACTTCATGTGGAGGACTTGAAACTCTACCTCAATCCTTTTGGCCTTGATGCCAGTTTTATTCCTGACAGCATACAGCATTATCCTATCATCAACTCCAAGCTGAATGTATTGCTTGGTGAAGAGATGGACAGAGTATTTGATTATAGAGTAGTAGTAACTAATCCAAATGCAGTGTCAGAGATAGAGGAAGAGAAGAATGCGGAGATTAACCAGAAGCTGTTGCAGCTTGTCTCTGATGATTCCAAGAGTGATGATGAATATAAAAAGGAATCAGAGGATCTCAGTGATTACTTCCAATATCAATGGCAGGACAAAAGGGAGCAGAGAGCCAATATGCTGCTTAATCATTATGTAAAGGAGTTGGATGTAGAGCAGCTTCTTCATAAGGGATTTCAAGATGCCTTGACAGTAGGTGAGGAGGCTTATCAAATAGATATTGTTGGAGGAGAGCCTGTTGTATGGAAAATCAATCCCATGAAGATGAGGATTATCAAATCAAGTGGTTCTGACAAGATAGAAGATGCCGATGTAATAGTCCTTGAGGATTACTGGAGTCCAGGCAAGATAATAGATGTTTTCTATGATCAACTTAGTAAAGATGATGTGAAGGCATTGGAGAATCCTGTAGACGGAGATAATCCCTATACAGACAGCATGGATAATCTTGACCCAAGATATGGTTTTATCAATGCCCTTGACACTGATTGGGATGGAGGAGAGTTTAATATCAACAGTCTTTTTGATGACAATGATGATGACAGCTTACTTCCTTATGATTTCAATGGAAATGTAAGAGTGCTAAGAGTTTATTGGAAGTCAAGAAGAAAGATAAAGAAAGTAAAGAGTTATGATCCTGAGACAGGTGAGGAAACCTTTAACTTCTATCCAGAGAACTATACAATAGATCCTGATAAAGGTGAGGAAGAACAGTCCTTTTGGGTAAATGAAGCTTGGGAAGGCACCAAGATAGGCAAGGACATTTATGTGAACATGAGACCAAGGCCTATTCAGTATAACAGGATGAGTAACCCAAGCAGATGTCACTTTGGAATCATAGGCAGTATTTATAGTAATAATGGCTATACACCATTCAGTCTTGTAGATATGGTAAAGCCCTATGCCTATATGTATGATGTGTACCATGACAGACTTAATAAGCTGATAACCAAGAACAAAGGCAAGGTAATAAGAATGGACTTTGCTAAGGTGCCTAAAGGCTGGGATGCAGACAAATGGCTTTACTATATCACAGTCAATGGCATTGCAGTAGAGAACAGCTTCAAGGAAGGCACACAAGGTATGGCTACAGGCAAGCTTGCAGGAGCTATGAATAATGCCTCTTCAGGAGTGATAGATGCCTCATTGGGTAATGACATTCAGCAGTATATCAGTTTACTTACATGGACAGACCAGCAGATAGGCAAGATAATGGGTATTTCACCACAGAGAGAAGGGCAGGTAAGCAACAGAGAAACTGTAGGTGGTGTAGAAAGAGCTACCTTACAAAGCAGTCACATTACCCAATGGCTCTTTAATACTCATGAGAATGTTAAGAAGAGAGTATATGAATGCCTTATGGAGACAGCAAAGATATGTCTTAGAGGCAGGAAGAAAAAGTTCAGCTATATTCTTACTGACGGTGCTGAGAAGATAACAGAAATAGATGGTGATGAGTTTGCAGAGAATGACTATGGCTTAGTTGTTGACAACAGTAATGGAATTCAAGAATTGAATCAAAAACTTGATATGCTTGCACAGGCAGCATTGCAGAATCAGGCACTGAACTTCTCTACTATCATGAAACTCTACACTACTTCAAGTTTGCAGGAGAAGCAGAGAATGATAGAGACTTATGAGAAGAGAATGCAGGAAATGCAGCAGCAACAGCAGCAACAACAGATGCAGTTACAGCAACAGCAGATGCAGATGAATGCACAGGCAGAGCAACAGAAACAGCAGCTTGAATATCAGATTAACAGAAATAATAATGAAACCAAACTCCTTGTTGCACAGATAAACAGTCAGGCAGAAAGTCAAAGGTATGCACTTATGAATCAAGGTACAGTGGCAGATAATGATCAAAAGGAGAGAAAGCTCAATGAACAGGTGAGGCAGTTTGATGAAAGAATGAAGCAGCAGGCTGATAAGTTGAGCTTTGACATTAAGAAACATGATGATGAGGTCAGACTGAAAGAAAGGCAGCTGAAACAGAAAGACGGTAAGTAATTATTGGCATCTGCTGAGCAAATGCTCACAGAACACAGCTTCTCTTTGAAGGCTTACTGTTATTGTAAATAAAGGACTATAAATGAAGTATTTAGAAAGCCTTAAGATAATAATTAAACAAACTACAAAGCCAATGGCATTTGCTATCTTTGTAGCATAAAATGACAGTATATGAGTACACAGAGAAAAACATATATCAGTGAGGCCTTGCTTAGTGAGAAGCCAAAGAGGAAACTTGGACTTCTTATTAATGATAATGCTGTCACTACTCCTAAGATAAGAGACAAGGCAGTTACCACAGAGAAGATTGCCTTGGAGGCTATTACTCATAAGCTGCTTGCAGACAATAGTGTGGGGACAGACAATCTGTATGACAGTTCTGTAGTGTCTGATAAAATCATGGACAACACTATTGGTGGTGAGAAGCTAAAGAGTGGATCTATAGATAAGAGGCATATAGCAGCAGATGCAGTTACTGAAGAGAAGATAGCAGCAGGTGCCATCAGTACTGATGAGATACAGGATGGTTGTGTTACACTTCAAAAGTTAGCACCAGATGTGGTAGGTACCTTACTTAAGGCAATATCACAGTCTACTATTATGAGTTCAGTAGTCTTCATGAGTAGTTTCACTACAGACTATCCTGAGGTCAGCAAGGCAGGAGTATATGCCTTTAATGGCAGTAACTTATACCAAAGTTATATGGACAATGGTACTATAAAATGGCAGATTGCACAGGCAGAGCCTAATAAGATATATGTGGATGAAAGCACAGCACAGTCTTATGTGGCAGACAAACAAGGAAAGCTTATAAGACTTGATAAAGAGAGTACAGACATCATATATGATGTAGTTGATAATTAATTGCTTAAAGTTAATATAAATATGAAAAATTATTGTTTTGCAGCAACAGTTACTAAGCTTATTCAGTTGAAGGATAAGGATAGTAATCTTTTATATCCTAAGATTCTTTCTACTTCTATTCCAACAGGTGCTGTTAAGAAGGAGCAGTTGTCTCCAGAGGTTATCAATATTCTTAACTCAGCTCCTACAAGTGAGAACCTACAGGCACTTAAGAATGATATTGATACCCTAAAGGGATCAGCTACTGTTACTGGCTCTGTAGACCAGAAAGTAAAGACAGCTATTGATAACTTAGTAGGTACAGCACCTTCTACTCTGAATACTCTTCAGAAGATTGCACAGGAGTTGCAGAATCCTGCCAATAACACTGCCAGTACAGTGCTTGATCAGGTAGCTTCCAAGGCTAACAGCTTTGACCTTACAGCAGAGGTTACAAGAGCAAAGGCAGCAGAAAAAACTAACAGTGATGCTATTGCAGCTATCAATGCCAAGCTGTTGAGTCCTATGCTGACTTATGAGGAAGTGGGAGCATAATAAATTATTATCCATGCATTCTGTTTATATGACAAAGTGCATGGATAATCTTGAATGGAAGGAGAAGGAAATTAACCAAAAATAGAAAGAGATGGGCAATAACATAACTTTATTAACTCCTAAGGGGGAGTTCAACAATAACCTTTTCTATGCCAAGGGCCATGTGGTATATAGTGGTTATTCCATCTATGTTTCTCTTGTTGATGACAACAATGCTGAGCTTACTGATACAAACTCATGGGCAATGCTTCTTGATGGCAGCAAAATAGGTACTGCCATAGCAGAGGTGAATGATCTTAATGATAATGCAGGCTACAGGGCATTGGTCAACAAGGTGAACACATTGCTTGCAGAATATGCAAAGAATGAACAGAGTTTTACTGATACTTTCAATAAGAATGAAACTAAGAGACAGGAAGATTGGTATAATCAGCTTAAGACTGATGAAGAGCAGAGATTTATTGACAGTCACAGAGCAGAATTAGCACCCTACTTAAACAGTTCAATAGGTGCTCAAGTAGTCAGTGACTTCTATGATAACAGAAGATTTGTTGATACCTTTGGAAAGAAAGCATTTTTATCTCTTGATGATGGCTCTGAAAACGCCTTAAATTATAGAAATAAATTACTTAATCAAGAAGTTACAAACAGAAGGAATAATCTTATTATAAATACCTTTAAATCTTCTTTTGAGAATAATGTAGGTAAGTTTGGTAAATATGGTTATAATGATTTAATCAGTGGTCTTGACACTCAAGGAATGTATGACCTATTGAAGAATACCAATTATCTGTCTAACTCAGAAGGATTACAAAAGATTAAGAAAGAAGAGGACTACTTAAAGGAAACTACTGCCGGAGGAAGTCATGCTTTTATACCCTCAGCAGCTCAGTGGCAAATAGACAATCAGAGGACTCCTGTTCAAGTGATGAAGAATATTACGGATACTAATAACAGTATTATTGATAAACTGTTTGCTGAGACTCAAAAAAGAAGAGAGAACAGTGTGTCTGGAATTTCCAATGCTCTCTATGAAAATATGCTTAAAGCAAATGATGCCGGAAGTAAAACTCTTGCACAGAGCTACAAAGACTTTGATAAATTAATGGACAAGAGTTCCAACTTCTATGCACAATTCAAGAATAGTGAGTGGTTAAAAGACTATAGTAATGATGACAGATTAAAGGACTATGCCAAGTATCTTGCATTGGCTAATACTTATGGAAAAGGACTGGCTCTTGACTATTTTAACAGAAGCATACAAAACAGAGTAGCTAAAGCACAGGATGATAAGTGGACAGGTAATACTCTGAACAAAGCTGTCAATACCATGATTTCAGACCTTGGCTCACAAGTAGCCATGATAAATGGCTATGCAGGTAAGGCAAAGTTTGACATTGATAAGATAGGTCTTCTTAATCAAGGTTTGGATCCTGATGACCCTATTTATGCCAAGGATAAAAATGATAAGATACTCAGGGATAAATATGGAAAACCCATTATTGTAGGGTATCATGAAAATAAGAATATTTGGAGTAATCCAGGCTATTGGAATGATGTCTACATGTATAACACCAGAGACCAGAATGAAATAGCCCTTATCAAACAAAGAGGAGGTATCTCTCCTTATGTCAATGTTCATGAGTATGGTTATAATCCTAATGAACATATTCTTTCATGGGATACAGCAAGGGAGGGTTTTGCACAAAGTGGACACTTGGCAGCATCTTTATTAGAGACAGCAGTTCTTGGTGGAATAGGAAAAGGTATTGGTTATGTTGCAGGTAATGGACTTAGAGCTTTAGGTGTTGGAGCTGAGACCCTGGGTAAAATATCTAAAGTTGGAAGTAATGCCCATAACTTATTATTAGAGGGAATAGCATCTATGAACGGCCCTCAAGGAGAAGCTATGGGTACATTTAATGAGCAGCTTGAAAATAATAAAGAAGCCATTGATAACCAAATCAAGAATGAGCTCCATAACTACTATAAGACCATTGACTATAATAGTAAAGAGGCACAGAATGCTATCAGGAATTACTATAAGAAGCTTAAAGCCAATGATCAAAGAAGAGTATCACAAGGTACTTTAGATACAGGTATCAGACAACTTCCTTTAAGTGATAAAACCTTAATGGAACAAGCCAAGCAGGCTTATACTGACAGTCTCTTAAATGCTAAGGAGAAAGAACTTACAATCTCCCACCAAAAAGCTTTGGCACAGGCTAACAGAAATGCAGCAGAAACCTATATTACCAATTGGATTATGGACTATGCTAAAGAGACAGCTCTTACTCATGCAATCCAAAAATTCAAGGTATCCAAAGGAGCAACAGCAGGATCATTAGACAATAGTATTGCTAAAGATCTTATAGCAGATGCTGAAACACATGGAGTAAAGAGAGCAGCTGCCAATGCAGCTAAGAATTTCTCTTGGAAGAAGATGGCAAAAGCTACCGGCAAGCAAGTATGGGGAGGTTTTCAAGATGAATATCTTGATGGTCTTAATGCTGACTTCTCAGAAGCAATGGGAAGCCATATGTTTAAGAACTACTTAGATAAGAACTATAATCCTAAGGATTATAATGCAACCATGGATACCATGCTTGGTAATATGCTTGCAGGCATGGATGGTTTTATGAATGGTATGACTGACAGAGAGAATATCTATGAAGGAGCCATAGGTGCCATATCTCCTTTTGTCTCAGGCTCTATTGGAGCAGGTGCAGTATTTCATCCTGAAGATACCTATAATGCACTTGTTAAGGGAGTAGATGAGAAAGGAAAACCAATTAATATTGCAGAAAGAATCAGTAATGTATTTACCAATCCTTTGCTTGATGAGTATGCAAGAATGAAGGCTAAAGACAGAGATGTACAAGCCCATGAGGATGCTATTAATAAAGTAGTTAAGCAATATGTTGATAATGGGGGTATTACAGATATTTCCAGACTTGTGTCTGCTATGAATAATTATTCTTCCCCTATGAAGAACAGACTCTATCAATCAAAGAATGGTGAGCATATATCACCTTTGCTTGATTCAGAAGATAACAAACTTCATAATGTGTTTACTCTTGCAGATGTACTTGATCATCTTAATAAGACAGAAGGAGGTGCCCAGTCACAACTTTATCAAGACATCATGGGTAATATGAAAGGCCTTGCAGAAGGTAATCTCTCTGATGAAGAAATGAATGCAGAGATAGATAAGTTTCTTGCAGATGAAGATAATAAATCTATCATGAATCAACCTAATAATAGAGAGATTGCAGCAGACAGACTTCAAAAGAATGCCAAGTACTTTATGAATCTTCTTGACAAGAAGCATAAGATAGAAGAAACTTTTGATAAAAGTCCTTCTTTCAAGAACATGGATGAAGGAGTAAAAACTATGATGAAGTATAACCTTCTTGCAGAGGATGACTATAAGGAAAGATTAAAATCCATTGAAGATAATCTTGGTACCTCTCATACAGATACTGATAATGAATATACACCAAATCTTGGTATGAGATACCCCAATCAAAATGCAAGAAATAATGCCCTTAAAGCAAGAGACAGAAGAATATCTGACCTTAATGAAAGCAAGCAAGAGGCTGAGCAATCTATTCAAGATTCTGTAGATAAGATTCATAGTCTTGAGAACAGATTAGGTGAAGACCATTCTGGTATCAGTATCAAGATAGAACAAGAGCAAAATATTCTTAAAGCAAAGAATATGGTGCTTGACAATATTAATGAAAATATTGAAAAGGCAAAGGCAGAGAAAAAAGTTCTTGAAGAAAATCTTAAGAATAATCCTGCTTCTCAAGAATTTACAGAAGATATAATTAACAATCTTGATGCAAGAGACAGAGCTTTTCTATTTGATGAAAATAATCAAGGAAACTTTACCAAAGAGCAGCAGAAAGTTATTCAAAGAGCCAAAGAGGATCTTGAAAGAAAAGATCCTGATGCCATGACAAAGATACATGATGCGGGAACATTAGCAGACAGAATCTCTGATCTTAAAGAAATGTATAGTAAGATTAAAAGTAATGATAAACTTGCAGCAGATTTCATAGCTTCTCAAGACCTCAAGAGAAAAAGAGAAGCTATTATGGAATCACAGCAACAAGCACTTGATCACAACTATGCTATTCTTGAGAATCTTTATGATACTAATAAAGATGAGTTTGATAATGCTTGGCTTAGTAGTCCTAATATCAACAGTACCTTTGCAGAACTCTATATGCAAGACCATCCAGAGCAAGCAGACAGAGTTAAACCTTACTATGAGATTCTGAAATTCAATGATGATGCAAAGGCTATTATTGACAGTGATGAAAATGAAGATGATGCTGTCAAACAAAATAAAAAAGAGAATCTCTTTACACTTCAACAGGGTGTCAAGAGCAAGGATGAAGTTATTAAAAGAATAGAGCAACTTATTGATGATGAGAGAACTCCTAAAGACCAAAAAGAATATTATAATGATCTCTTAACAAAGATGGAGAAACTTGGTTATCAAAGAGATCAGACAGTTTTGGAAAGCAGAAAGGAAAGACTTCAAAGAGAGGCTGAGGATAAAGCAAAAAGAGAAACTGAGGAAGCAAGAAAACAAGCAGAAGCTAAGGCAGCAGCAGAAAAAGCTATCAAAGCTAACGAAGAAGCAGAAGCTAAGGCAAAAGCTGATGCTACGGCTAAAAAAGCAGCAGAAGAAGCAGCCTCTGATAATCAAGAGGGACTATCAGAAGAAGATCAAAAGAAGACAGCAGAGGAAACAAGTGCTATACCTCAACAAGAAGTGCCAGATAATACTGTTGCTCCAGAAGATGCCATTCCAGCAGGAATAAAAGTTAATGAAAAAGAGGAAAGAAGTAATATTGATAATGCCAAACAAAATGGTAATACTATGCCTATCTCATGGGTTAATGGTCTTATGGACAATAGTGCAGAAGAAGGTAGTGCCTCAGCAGGAGAAATGTGGCATAGCACTAATATAGGGCCAAGAAAAGAAGCTGTCAATGCTAATCTTAAAGTTGGGGAAAATGGTAAGAGAACCATTACTTTTATAAATGGCAATCAGAATGAGGAGCTTGTTGTTAGTCCTAAAGACTATGAAGTAGAAGCTTCTGCTCAGCAGAAGCCTACGGAACAAAACAATAAAGAGCAGGAGAAAAAGCAGAGTAAAGAGCAGGGTAAAGAGGGTATAGTAATAAAAGAAAACAGGCCTTTTCATGCAAAATCTTTGGAGAAAGATGGTGAGGATTGGTATTTTGTTGGTAACTTTGAAGGTTATAATAAAGAAACAAGAATAAAAGCCAGCAAAGACTTTAATTTAGATATGGCTATCAATGAACAAAGAGCTCAGAGAGAAAAGCTATATGCTAAGCAAGGAAATACTATGGAGGTACAACTTGAAGAAGATTCTGATGATAATATCTCAGCAAGTAATCCTACTCTTGAAGACCAAGAAAATAATATGCCAGATAATATGAAAGGTACTATCATAGAAGAGAGCAGTATGGACTCTGATATTCAAGCTAATGTAAGAGGTGAAGAACAGCAGGATAATAGTGCTACTCAATTATCTGGATACCCTATGGCTATATGGAGTAGAGAATCTTTGCAAGGTAATGAAAGGGCACTTGTAAGAGATAAAGATACCAAATCTCCATATAGTAGAGATAAGCTCAATATATGGCTTGACTCAAGAGGAATACACTTAAGAGATATTATAGATCATGAATTAGCAGATATTCTTAATGCAAATCCTCATACCAAGGTAAAGTTTATGGCTACTAATTCCAAAGACTTTCCAGCAACAAGAGAGCATAAGGATTATACTGTCAGTAATAATCTCTTTATGGTATTAGATTATGACAATAATATCAATAAAGGAATTACCCAAATTCATAATGACAGTAATGGTGGTGTCATAGAAACAGCAGATGGAAAGAAATATCTTATCATAGGTGTCTTTGCTTATAAAAATGGCAATACAGCACAGCAAGCTCTTTATAATAACTTATGGGGAGCAGCCACTAATGGAGATGCAGGTGTAGAAACAAAGAAAAGAAAACAGAAAGCCTTTGGAGTTGATGACCCAAGGGCAAAGGATGGCTTTGGAATGATAAGGAATGAAAGAGATGCTTATTTCCCACATCATACCAAAGAAGTATTCTATGTATCTCCTAACTTTAGTACAGAGATAGTACCATACAGTCTAATACCAGGATGGAATGTACATAAAATGGAGGGTGATACAGAAGCACAACACAGACCTGTTATTGAGTTGATGAATAATGAGAAGAGAAATCCTTATCATATTACCTTAGATAATGCTTCTTGGGCTATTCAAGAACAGAATAAGTTTCTTATTGTCAGCCCCAAAGGTACAGAGCAAGAAAGAATGTCTGTTATGGCTCCAAGTAATACAGAAAAGAACTTAGGGGCAACCTTTATATTATTTCCAGCAGCTAATGGCAAGATGTTCTGTGGACATATAAATGCCTGTATGTATAAAGACATGAAAGAAGGCAGTCTTAAAGAGAAGGCAGACAAATATCTTAATGATCTTATGTCATCTGATTATGAGACCAGAGTAAATGGTATTAAGGGACTCTATCACATTTTCTATTTCAATAATGAGAAAAATAAGGGAAAGAAAATTCTTACAAACAGAAGAGGACAGATTACATTTAAGAGAGCAGATGAAACGGTCTTTGATACTTTTACATTAGGAGAATCATTTGACAGAGAGCACTTTATACAAAGATTTATAGATTTTCAGCCAAGAGTCAATATTACTGCATGGGTACTCGGAAATAAAAATGCTATTAAAGAATATAGTGAAGCAGGAGCACTCAATACAGACTTAGCGCAACTTGCATTAGCAGGCTCTTCTTATAGTGTTTATAGTGTGAATGTTGATGGCACTATTAACAAGCCCATAGAAGTTGTTACTCCAGTTACTAAATCTCAGGAAAATAAATTCCGTGAAAGTAGTTATGATCATATCACCTATTACACTGACGGTAAAGTAACTTGGTATGACTATAATAAGACTGATGGAAAATTCTATCTTAATGGTGATGAAGTTACTGATGAGAATCTCATCAAGCAGCTTGAATATAACAGGCAAGTTACCTATGGTGATATTACTTATGAGACAGAGGAAAATGGATATAAGTATTATATTATCAGAGATACGGATAATCCTTTGGTTATCAAGATTAATAATAACTATCAAGTTACAGAACTATCTCCTGAAGACTCTAGGGCATATATTGATAAAGTCAATAAAGACAAGGAAGCTAAAGCAAGGGATAAAGCTGCTCAACAAGTTCTATCAAATATGGAGGGCTCAGAAGATGTTAATTTAGGAATAGATACAGAATTACTTCCTTCAATATCTTCTCATCAAGGAGAATATAAAGGTGAATATATAGACTCAATAGATAATGATGGTACACATCATCTTGAATATAATGGTATGAGAGGAGGACAAAGAAAATTAACTTCTAAAATACTTGATGATTCTGGGTATCTTATTGAGGAAGTTCTTGATACAGATATTGATGAAATTAAGAAACTTAATAGTGATAAAGATTCTTCTTCTAAAATAACAAAGGAAGATGTACTTGATTCCTTTACTTATGAGAACTCTTGGGATATAGACTCTGTTATAATTCACTCTAATGGAGATATAGACTTAGTTGTTGGTAATGGAATAAAGGCTTATATTAAAGGTGATATTGCGAAAGAACTTGCTAATAAACTATTTCCTGAACTTAAAAATAAAGATACTAATAATACTTATCCTACAGGTAGTGGTTTAGTTTATAATCCTGAGACAGGAGGACTTTTAGATATTGCTAAACAAGAAAAGCAAAAAAGAGAAGAAGAGGAACTGAAGAAGAAAGAGGAAGAACTTAAGAAAAAGGATGAAGAAAGGAAGAATCTTCCTAAGGATAGTGTTACTCAAGCTACTACTCAAACTTTTGAAGAGCTTATCAAAAATACTATGTACTATGATAAGATTAAAGATATTATAAACAAGAAATCTAAAGAGGAAGGATGGGGAAAGGTTCCTAAGAATCCAAAGAAACTTGCAGAATACTTGCAAAAACATGGAGTTGAAGTTATGTCAATAGGCACTTCCAAAGAAGATATTGAGACATGGATAGATACTTTAGAGAACTGCAAATAACAGAATGTCTAATAAAAAAGAAAGGGAGAGGTCAGATGACCTTTCCCTTTTATTATGCTTATACTTTATCTATTAATAACCAGAAGGAGCAATCTTAAATGCCTTAAAGACATCATCCTTGGTAGCCATTGTTTGCCATTGTTCAAAGTCTTTTACAACTGGCAAATCATATTTAATGACATTTCTTAGATACTTATTTTCACCAGCATGAGGGCCAGACTGAATTTCCTCTGTAACATCAGGTAATCCATAAATAGTATATAATAATGAATTAGCAACACTGACAGATGCCATAGGAGATTGCAAGATGGTAAGCATATTCTGTGCAGCAGCAGGGTGTGGCATGGAAGCCTCAGTATCAAGAATCATTCTCTTGAGCTGATATATCCAAAATCTTGCATACATATTTCCTTTATAATCATCAGGATCACCAAGAGCAAAGCTTATTCCATATAGAACAAACAGCATACATAATTCAGTATGAGCTCTTCTGAAGTTATACTTTTGAATATCATCCATACTACCCCAAATTAATTTTCCTCTTAAAGAAAATGATAAGAACTCAGCTATAAATTTAAGACAAGCAGTTACTCTGTTATACTCCTCTTTATCATCTTTATACTCTTCTTCCATAGATCTCCAAAGACTTCTCCAATATCCCTCTCTATACATGCCAATGTTAGCATCAAAGTATTTCTTTCTGAATCTTCTTGAGTAATGTTCTACCATCCACTGTCTAAAGTTCATTGCCATAGCACCATACCAATGTTGATATATAAGGCCTTTATGTTCTTTATCCATAGCACCATGAGTAGTTTGATTAGCCTGTTGGATTTTGTTTCTTACTTCCCTAATAAAATCAGCAGTAATAGGATTACCTTGTAAATCAGTAACACCTTGTTTAATCTGTAATTCAGCAGCACCATCACCTTTATTTATTACTTCAAAAGCATCATAAAAACTTATCTTTTTACCATTGTATAATACCTTTTGGTGATGAAGGCAGGCATACATACCTACATAGTGAATGAGATATTCACCTGCACCATAACCCATGAAAGATAAATCATGAGCAAGAATTTTTCTAAACATACTCTTATGGTATCTTGTATGAGACTTACTTTCAAAGTTTTCCTGTTCAGGATCAAAGAGCTCTGCAAAGAGTTGAGACTTACTATTTTTAGTTTCATTCAGTAAATCCCATATTTCACCAGTAACGCCAGCAGAGCCAAAAAGTTTGGTATGTGCAAACCAGTAATCATGGAAGTTATAGAATTCATTAGCACCAGATTCTATCAACATTTGAAATTCACCCATTAAATAATTTGCAGTCATGCCTTTTATATTGGTAGCCAATCCTTTGAATGAAGTATAAGAAATCAATCTACTTGCAGCAGTTCTATATTTCTTATTTTCATTGGGATCCCTATATACACCATAAAGATGCTGATTAATGAAGCTTTCCACCATTCCTTCTGTAGTAAGATTTCTCTTAGACCAACTCTTTAAATTCCTGACAACTCTTACTTTATCATTTCCTGCTACCTCAGCTTTTACTTTAGAATCTTTAGAGCCATTATTTTTAAGAGGATCTGTTATATAGTCCCCAATGAAATTAATGCAATCCTCAATATTACTCATCTCATTATAGTTGATTGCAGTACCTGCAAGAGCCTGTAATCCTCCTGAGAAATCCTTTAACAGCTCACCTTGTTCTACTTTATTTACATAAAAGATAGGAATTCTCTTCAGTTGTGTGTTATCATAATCACCTCTTACAGAAGCATACTCCTCACCATCAATAATACCATTTGTATTATAGTTTTCATCATCCTCTCTTATTGTATAAAGATTCTGAGCTTTTGTCTTAATAACATTACCAATATCCTTGAATCCTTTGGCATGACCTAAAGCATCAAACATATTTCTTCTTAACTGAGGAGGAAGATACTGCATTCTTGCATATTCAGGAAGCATAGTTCCAATTTCACCTTTTATCTGCATTATCTCTTTATAGTATTCTTTCTGAGCATCTGTCCATCCTTCTTGAAAATCTACTTTCTTTCTATAGTTTTGATTAGGTACTTTTTCTTTTCTATGAGTAACAGCATCTACTTCCCTGTCCTCAGTGTTAGCATCTTCCCAATCATAAAGAACCTTTTTAAAATCCCACTCATCAAGGTTCTGACTTTGCAGTGCATGTTTCTGAGCAGCTCTTGCTTTATAGTATAGTTTCCAATCAATATCACTGGCAATATGTCCATCATCTTCATACATAAACTCAGAATTACTTCCTGAGGCATAGAGCTTCTTAGTGGCTTTAGTTATACGTGTAGAGAATACAGCCATAATATCATTTCTATGTAGCTGAGCTTGATTGATAATACCACCCATAGTGGATATTACAGGATTACTTGCCCTACTCATTGCATAAAGAAGAGCATCCCATTTAGTAGAGTCAGCAGTAGCCATATCAACAGCATTTACAAGAGCTGTAATATCATTTACTTTATCTCCTGCAAACTTAATTAAGATTTTCCTTACTGTTGCTCTTGTAAGCGAATTTACTTGTGCCTCTCTATTATCAAATATTCTCTTTATTTTCTTAGCAATATCTCTGATATTATCTATATCCTGTTGTGATATGTTTTCATCAATTATCAGACTGTCATTTGCAAGTGCCTGTACTATTTGATAATACTGCTTATGTAATAAAGATATTTTATATAGTTTCTTAGCTTGTTTCATATAATAATCCAAGTCAGCTGTAGCAGGTGGTATTGTCAATATATCTTTTACAATAGTATCTACATCAGCAACTTTGGTAAGGGCTTCATTAAGAAAATCAAAAGTACCTGAATAATATCTTCCTGCCTGTAATTCTTTATATAAATTACTAAGAGTTTTTGTCAGTCTTCTGCCCTCGGCAATACTTTTGTTTCTTTCTTGAACATCAGTAGCACGAGTATCCTTAATCTGCTTGATCTGTCTTTCCAAGTTTACTACAATCTCCTGAGCAGCCTCAGATAAAGAAGAAATAGTATCACCTACTCTATGAAATTCTGCAATATCAATTTTATACTGTTTATTCAATTTATGAAGTTCAAGCCTTACCTGTTCTTCCGGACTTTTAGTAATTACTTGATCTGTCATTTGATTTACTTGCTGCTTTAGAGCATTTAAGTCGATACCATTGAAATTCTTAGACTTATTTACAGCATTCAGAAATAGGGTTGTCTCATGAGGAGTAAGAGTTCTTGTATGAGTATTTGCATCATTGATAGCCTGTGCAGCATTTTCAATAGAGCCAAAAGCATGGATTAATGCTTGTACTTGTGGAGTATTTTCATTTAAAGAAAACAACAGCATAGCATCTTTCTTATACAAGTTACCAATTAATGTAAACTTCTTTAAGTTGATTAATTGCTGAACTAAATCAGGATTCATAGGAGATATAAATTCTTTTGCTTCTTGAGGAATATTTTCTATGTCAATACCCTTAGCATTAAAAGTCTGTTTGTAAATATCCCATATCTTTAGTTTATTTTCCACATCTTTAGCATACATAACAGTACGTCCACCTTTTTCTCTTGTAAAAATGTTATACACATAATTACCGTTTATATCTCTATGTTTTACTACTGTAGCAACAACACCTTTATGAATATTATTAAGATGGTCAGCCTTTTCAAGAGCCTCTTTAGCATCAGTATAGTCAATAGGCTTTCCTTTACTATCAACAGCACCTTCCTGTTCAGATATAATCTGTAAAGCATCTCCTCTTTCAGACAACATTTTATTATAATCAAAGAAATCAAGAACGTCCTTCATTTTATGCTGTCCTCTATTATCTCTTCTTGTGTCACCGTGATATTTCTTTATATTAATAGCATCTATTTTTTGAGCAATGGCAGGATTAGCAATATATGCTGCATATAGCAAATTAGTTAACTGCCTATCCTTTGTATGCTTTAGCATCTCTTTATATAGTTTACTTGACTTTCCATTTACTTCTGGCCACAGTATGCAAGATTTCTTTCCCATAGTTATTATATTTTTATTAGTTTATCAAAAGAAAGAGATAGGGGAGGCAGTTTCCTGTCTTTACCCCCTATCTACACCTATCAGCAAAGTTCTCTGAACTTCTTTATAGTTTCTTCCTCATTTAAGTCAAGACCATTGGCTTTAAATATTTTCTGTAATATACCAACATTCTTTTCAGTATTATTGCCTTTTTTATAGAAATTTACCAAGTTGTCAATCCTTTTTTGGGTTAAATGATGATTAAAGTTCATGAATATCTCAGACAAAGTAAGTGCTTTCTGTTCTACTGTCTTAGTAGAAACAGTAGGACTACTTGTGCTTGTTACTATGTTGTCAACAGCACTATTGTCTGCAATATCAAGATCAGCCTGATTGTCTTTAATTTCGGGTTTCTTGGTATCAACAAGAGTTTTTTTGATTTCATCTGTACTTATTTCAAGATACTCACCATTGTTTCCTAATGGAGATACCATATCATAAATCCAAGCACCATTGTCAGTATCCCAATCATTACCTCTTTTTCTCCAAAGATAAGTAGCACCTTTAGAAGAAGTCTTTACATACATCTTTCCTCTCAGAGCATTAAAGCCATCCTCATCTACAGCAATCATGGTTTTGGTATTGTAATTAATACCAAGGTTACTGTCTTTTGGTTTTACCCAAGGCACTAACTTATTATTATTCCAATTGTTTCTAATAAATTGGTCAATGACATTATCATCTACAATCCTATCATTGTATTTACCATTATAGACATCCTTATATGTTACAGTCTCATCATCCACAGTCTTTGAAAGATGATTCTTCATATATACAGGAACCAATGCCATGAAAGTCTTAGGACTAAAGCCTATACCTGCTCTAAAGAAACTGTATTGGAAGAGAGCTGTAGCTAACTTCTGGTCTTGCTTATAAAGGTCAATCCAAGCACTGCTTAACTCTTCTTTCTCTTTAGCATCCATACCAGTAATCTTTATCTGAAGGAAAGGCTTATTGGTCTGTCTGCTATAGTTCAGCTTGATGGCTTGTATAAGTGCATTACTACTATACTTGTCATTCTTTTGATACTCCAAGAACTTCTTTGGAAAGTCATTGATATAATAATCAAGATTCTTAGAATCAATCAAGCCAGAAGCCATCAGCATGAATGACTGATAGAAAGTACTCAGCTGGTCAAGAAGCTTCTTGTCAGAGAATACTTTTTCTGTTAATCCATACTTCTCAAGAGTAGCAAGAATAGTTCTAAACTTCACACTATTAGTAGGCATATTAGCTGTCTCAAATATCTGATGAGCTGACTTTACAGTACTCTTGAAAGCCTCAAGAATAGGATGAGCTCTCCATACATCACTAATGTCTACTATCTTATCATCAGGATTGGCAACATTATCTGTTGCATAGAAACCTGTTTTTGCATTAGTAGGTGTAACATTACCTGCACCATCAGATACCATTATTTGATCCAATGGTTTAATAAAATCCAAGTCAGCATTTTCCTCTGTAAGGAAATTATGGATCTTATGTTCCATAATAAGGTTATCCACAATCAGAGGGCCCACAGCACTTGAGATAGAGTTAAACCTTGTGGCAAAGGTGATGTTTTTCATCTTATCTGTGAGAGCTTTCAGTTTAGTAAAGGCTAATAATACCTTATAATCAGAGTTCTTATGGTCTCCATTTCTCAGTCCATCAATTAGTTCTTCCTTTGATATAGTCTCTTTAGCAATATTAGAATCTTCAGAAACACCAGTCTCTTTCTCTATATCTTTCATGAAGTCTTCAACTACATCATCAATGGAAGCAAAGTTAGAAAGATTTCTTTTGTTGAATTCATCAATCACTCTTGTTACAATATCCTGTGATAAGAATAATGCTGCATCTTCAAAAGGGACACCCAATCTTACCATGGTATTCAGCATACCAGCAGTAGTGATGTTAATGTTCATCAGATTAAGAACAGGGTCTTTCACTGCATCAGCAGAAGCACCTACTAATGAACCTAATACTTTGCCTATGATATTACCATTAGTATCATATCTTGGGTCTACTTTCATTCTATCCTTAAATTTAGTATCACCAATAGCAAAGTCACTACCACAGATTTCAGGAATATCAATATAGAAATCATTAGCCTCAAGAACAGCATGAGCTATCTTGTTCACAGCAAATATACCTATCAAAGTAGCAGCAGCAGAGTTCTGCTTATAGAACTGCATCTGAGTATCAAACCAAGCAAGATCTTTCTGAGTATAGCTAAGCTTCTTCAGCTCCTTAGTTTTCATGGCATGTAAATCACTCCATGATACATCAGCATTAGCAGGATTCTTATAAGCAGCAACCATATAACCTACTTTCTTCTGAAGTTCAAAACCACCAGGATTCAACATCTTATCAGCAGATGTGGGATTAGTAAGTACTGCCCAAGACATATTGACAATCTCATTGTCATTGAACTGCTTGGAATCTTCCTTGACTTTAGCAGTGGTATAACAATGCTTCATAATATTCTTATCATTATGAATTTCTTGATAAAGTTTTCTTAGTTCCTTGTCAAGTCTTCCATTAAGAATCTTATCAGCATCAGGTCTGTTTATAATACCAAGAAAAGTATCTACCTTATCATGAAGAGTTTGTTTATCATCATGAGTAAGTGGAGCTTTCTTTTCATTTGCAATCAGCTCTTCAGCTTTCTTATAAAGATACTTACCTACTTTCTTTTTACTTTCTATTATTCTATAGTCCTTTCTCATGACATATCTCTTATCAATATCAAAGTCAGAACCATCAATAGTAGTCAACTCATAAGGAAGCATGATAATATCTCCTGCCTCACGAGGCATGAATCCTACAATCTTACAAGGAGCCATGGAATACTTATCCTCAGTAGGAATACGGTAAGTGATTAACTTAAGCATCTCTGGGTTGGTTTCCTCAATAGCTTTTATGTCAATGTTACCATTTTTATCCATGAACTTTTCAGCAATCTCATCAGACCATATAGGAGCAAAGACTTCAAAGTGAGCAATACCACCCTGATTCTCATGAATATAGTCTTCATAAGAGTTATACTTCTTCTGTTCATCAGTTAAAGTACCTTCCTCTTTAGCCTTATTAAACTCCTCTTCAGTAGGCATCAAGTTACCATTCTTATCATTGAATCTGATATAAAGTTGCCTTGAAGTACCAAAGTTAGATACCTGCACTATAGGGCCACCAGGAATCTCCTGCTTATTTACTCTGTTTTTGATGATAGAGTTGACAAGCTGTTCTATTCTCTTACACTGGATTGGGTCTCCAAGGGGAATATTGAACTCACCATTTTCATCCAAAGAGCAAGCCCACCTAAGGTCTATACCATAACGTGGAGAAGAATCTATCTCCTTCACAAGAATCTGTGACAGAGCTATATTTCTTTCCTTTATATCAGTAACAGGCTTACCTTCAGAATCTGTCAGATGAAACTCAAGAGCTAATTTGTCAAGACTGTTTAAGATGTTATCAGCAATAGTACTTTCATAGCGATTCCTAAACTCCTCAGCAGTTAAAGAATGCTTTACACCATTATCATCAGTCCATTCATACTTGACTATATTGTCAGGATCATTGTGATCTTTATCATAGTCATAGTATTCATCAAGGTCTGAAGGAATAATCATTCTTGTCTGGGAACCATGAGCCTGACTGTGATTCTTAAAGTGCTCTGGAATCTCCTGTTGAATGCAATAATCAGCAAAGGAAGCCTCATGAACATAGTTGTCTGTATCATATTCAGTAGTACCTTCTTTATAGATATGCTCTTTAAGATACTTATAAGCAGCAGCCTCACCACCATTCTTATTATTGAGGAAGTCATTTAAATTAATGGCTTCTTGTAAAGAAGACTTAATGGCAGACTCAAACTGAATGGTATCAATACCTTTACCATTATAAGAACCAGTCTTTTTAAGTTCACCTGTAATCTCCTCTCTTTCCCTGCCATCATAAGCACTGTCTTCCATGATGTTGTCAATAGCTCTCAGGATATTAGGACGAGAAGTATTCTCATGCTTTAGAAGGGCATCGGCCATTACAAGCAAAACCTCAGAATTCTTAGCTTGGAAAGGACAATACATCATATGAATAGGAGCATTCTCTACCCCCATGTTCTTTTCAAGATGAGTGTAGACAAATGGCTTCATAGGTTGGAAAGCAGTCTTAAGATCAGTATAGGTATAGTTACCTGCAAGAATCCTTTTATAGATTTTCTCAGCATCTTTTCCCCATTTACCAAACATTAGGGCTTTCTTTCTATAAGAAGTCATAGAGCTATATCCCTCAGCATCAGCTACATTTACTTGATAATAGCTACCACCTTTATCATCTTTTCCTTCTGTACCTGGCTTTCTTAAGATTTCATACTTCAGTGCTTTCCAAGCAGCTTTCTCATGCTCTGGAGCCTGAGCAATCTTTCTATCAAAGACCTCATTAAGATTAGCTATAATGTTAGACTTGAAGGAATCAAAGTCTTTCAATATAACTGTTCTATACTTACCATCAGCAGATACCTTTTTACCTTCATAATCAGTAGCATTAATGTTACCTCTTATACCAGGAGCATGAAGCTCTGCCAGACGCTTTTGAAGGTCTTCTGCATCTTTATAGAAGGCAGTATCACCTACCATTATCATCAGGATATTCTTAGATGCAAGATAGTCATTCCAAATGAAGTTCTCAATACTTTCCTTTACCTTCTCATCAGCTTTCAGAAGCTTCTGCTCAAGAGCATCTCCTTCAAGGTTTTTACCATTTTCATCTTTAATGTTCAATACAGAATTATCAACTATATTCTTTATCTTATGAGCAGCCCTAATGATACCCTTTTTATTCATCATATCAAGGGTATTATCTGCTCTTTTCTGCATATAAGCTGTTGTAGCCTGTTGAATGAGTTTCCTAAGTTGTACTTCCTCATCAGCAGTAAGAGCTTCCTCACCTTTGATTTTCTTTTGAAGAAGCTCTGCTAATGTTCTGTTATTCTCAGAAACATTTCCATCAGCATCTTTTAAGATAGCTCCTGCACCATTCTTTTCAATATAGTCATTCAAGAATGGAAAGAAGCAGAATTGCCTGCCATTAGTATCAAAGTTCTTGATAAATCCCTTATCACCTTCAGGAAGATTTCTTCTCAGAACAGTCTGTATTCTGCTTATCTCCATGAATACCATATCAGAGAGGTCTTCAACTATTTCCTTCTTGTAGCCTTCATTTTTATAAGCAAGGAATCTAATGAATTCCTCAGAGGGCTTATTAGACTCCATAGGAATTCTGAACCAAGCAACATCTCTGTAACTATCGTGATCTTCTGAATAATACTCGGCAAAGACAGACAGAGCATACTCTGGGTCAGTAAGGGTCTTCATGTAATTATGGCCATTGAAATTAAGTTGAACTCTGTGTTTAAGACTCTTTCTATTAGCATTCATCCATTTTAGCCAAGGCACATTCCATTGAACTTCCATCTTTTTAGTCTGTCTGTTAAAGACTTCTTTACCTCTGAACCACTCAGATTTGCCATATTCCTCCATCATGAACTTACTAAACTCTTCATCACTTGTCTGTGTGAGGTTTTGGAATAACTTTGTAGTGAATGAAGGTATAACAAAAGACTGATACATCTTACCACTGTCAAAGAAACTGTTAGTTACAGAATCTTCCAATACAGCGGCAATAGGAGACATAAAATTCTGAATGGCAGAATTGATACTATGGTCACCTTTATATTTAAATGGATCATACTTTTCACCACTATCTTCCATCTTAATGGCACCTTCCAAATCCTGTACTATGAAGTGAAGCTTCTCCACCATAGTAGCAAGAGACTTCTTATTAAGAATATCAGCTATCAGTTCTTGATTAACATCATAACCTAAAGCCTTGGTTACTTTGGTTAACCACTTAGCATACTTCTCCATCTTCTCAGGAGACATATCTATCTCTTTATGGTTTCCACCAAAGTCCCATTCAGGAAGATACTTCAAGGCTTGCCTCAAGTTAAATGGATGGTTATCATCAACAGTATTCTTATTGCCAAGAAGTTGTCTGTTAATCTTGCCTTCAGAAATAAACAAAGGATGCTCTCCTAAGTGATATTTACCTTTGATACCATTCATTATCTCAGTCAGAGCAGGGTGTGCATTGGCATTGATACAGGTGTATTTTCCATTCTGGTCAATGACAATAGAATAGAGTTGGAAGTGCTTGCAGAATATTCCAAAGAACTGGCTTTGAAAATCAGCATTAGCACCACTCTTATCTTGAAGCCTTGTGATAAGCTGACTTAACCAACGATTACTCTGTTGCTGTGCAGAAAGCTTATCAACCATTTCATCAATAGTCCTTACACCCTGCACCCAGTTTAAGATATTATTGGTTACTTTTCTTGCATCAACTCTTTCCTTTAAGCCAAAGAGAGGATGAACTTTAGGCTGTCCATTTTCATCAAGATCATAACACTCATGAATAGCCTGTCTTACAAGAGCAGACATAGAGTTCATGGTATCAATAGTTCTGAAGTTTACCTGCCAGTGTTCCTGTGCATCACCTTCCTTCTCATTAAGGCTATCCTCATCCAAATCATTGTTGAAATCATCTGTTAAGGGCTGAGTTTCCTTAGTTGTCTTAAATTCATGCTTACCATAGTTTCTGGTGATACCTATACCTTCATTAAAGGCAAACATATCAGCACCCATCTTAACTATAGCATCCCAGTTGTTATAGATAAAGTTAGCTTTATTGTAAGCATCATCATAGTTCTCATCACAGTTATCTTCAAACCAATTGTTATGCTCAACATCAAATGTTTTTTTAGCATTAGCCAGCAAGTTCTCTATACCAATAGTACCAATGATGTTTTCTCTTGAAACTTTCTTAAAGTCAAACCCTTCTTCTGTTTTTACATTAGGGAATAACTTTTCAGCCAAGCCATCTTGAGTTTGAATATCAGTAATGGTATCACTGATAGAATTCATGACAAGTTCTGCAACATGCCTAATCTCAGATACTGTGAAAGGAGAATCACACCATTTGGCACCATCTTTATCAGTCATGCCATTAAGCAGATTAGCATACTGTTGGTTCAGTTTATCATAGTCACTTAATGCAGACTGAAGCTTCTCTTTATAGTTACGTTGCTTATCATTCAGATAATCATCTTTGTCTTTTGCGTTCAGGATAACTTTCATTTTGTCTATTAATGTTTGATTATATTGCTTATCAGCATCAGACATATGATATTTCTCCTCATCCTCATCTTCCATTCTTCTGAACTGACTATCCAAGTCTTTCAGATACTGTTCTTTCCAAGGAGCATCTACCTTAATGCCTTCAAGTTTATCAGCAGTTCTGTCATAAACAAAGTGCTCAAAGTTTGGTAATGAAAGTGCTGTCTGCATATTAGTACTTTTATCAGATAACACTTGTTGTACTGGATTTATTGTACTTGAACCTATACTTTTTAATTGATAGGCAACAGCATCATCATAACTATCTTTATCAAAGTGTTTGTTCTCAACATTATTATCATTTGCTACCATGAAAACTACATTAGGATTACCATGATTCTTAGCAATATCATCATGGTCATATTCCATATTATAGTCCATAGTAGCAGCAGGTTTAAAACCAAAGACTTTCTCATATATCTCCATTAAAGGTTGATCAGATGGATTATAGCAATCCAAGTGAGTAGCTCCTCGCTCTTTAATGAAGTCCTTAATAGCATATAAGAAACCTTTTTTCTCAATAATACCTGCTGGATTTAATGAGAATACAGAGACTAAGTTTCCATTATCTTCTATTGCAAATCCTTGCAGACCATCAGATGTTATATAGCACTTAGCATTATCATAGTTATCATGTAAATCTATAAGTTCACCATTACGAAGATATTGCCTATTAATTTGGAATATATCATGAAATAGCTGACCATTTACTTGAGCTATTTTGAAAGAATGTCCTTTTCCAATTAAATTAATCCCATCGCTGTTCCAACTACCATTGCTGCTGGAGAGAAGTCTTTCATATATTCCTCCCAGTCTTTGTTGCTCATCTTTTGTAAGTTGTCTCTCATCTCTGTGGAATTGGGATAATTTTTCTGCATTAAGTTCAAGACTTCCTTTTTGTAATTTTCTAAACTCATCTGTGTACTCATTTTTATTAATTGTTATGATGTTATTATCTAACGAGCTATCATTAGTTTTATTGCCTTTATTTACAGAAGCTATAGATGTCATAGAAGCTATAGGCTTATTGGAGGCTATAGGAGACTGAACATTCTCTGAAGGAGTAGCCTCTGGATGAAGAGGAGAACCTTCTTTCTTTACATTATTAGAGATGATTGTAACAGTATCAGTAGCTCTTGAGACACCTACATATTCAAGCTGTCTTCTAATATCAACCATATCGTCAATATCATTATTGGCAATTGATTGCTCTTGAGATATGCTTTGAGTAGTACTTGGAGCAGTAACAGAAACATCATCAAACAATCCACTAATATTCATAGAGTTTTGCATCTGAGCATTATCTATATTACTATGCTCAGAAGCAACTGTGTTCTTGGGTAAATCCACATTAGATGTATCTGTATGTACATGAGCAGCAGCTTTCTTTAATGCCCCCTTATCAAGATACTTGTTATACATGGCAACATTAACATCATCAAGGAGTACATTCTTGAATGTAGAACCCTGAGATTTATGTATGGTCATTGCATAACCAAAGTCATATCTCTTATTAAGTATTTTATTTCCTTTATCATCAAATATATTATCATTAACAAAGAGGTAACTTTCTACTTCATGTATCTTCTGTAATATAGCTTTTCTATCAATTCCTCTTTTCCACTGAGCCCATAATGTTTCAAGAGCTTTAGCAATAGGTACAACAGCTTTTTTATTAGCCTCATTGCCTTTAATATCCACCATATTATAAGTATGAGATATTCCATCTATTCCTTTAATAGTGACAGGAACAGCTGTAATAGAAACTGTTACTCCATAGACAGTCACAGTTTGTACTACAGGCTTAGCAACAGCAACTACCTTATAACTACCAGAGTTAACAAAGTTATTCTTTTGAGTATATCTATCATAATCATAGTTAGTATAGCCAAGAATTGTTTCACCTACTCTTGGAGTATTATCAGTATAACCAAGAAGTCTTCGAGTAATCTCATTATATTGAGCTACAGATTTATTTGAATATGTAAGGATTCTAAAGTAATCAGGATCCTCAGTCATTTTAGGAGCAAAAGCCTTGATAATCTTATCTCTTTCCTCAGAACCTAGTTTAATGTATGCAACACCTTTACCTTCTTTGTTGAAAGAAGATACTCCAGATAGATTTCCACCATTACGTAAATTAGTAGCTTCTTTAAGAATGGCATTATCATCAGTTCTCTCTACTTTAGTAAGCGTTATTACATCTCCCTGACTATTGGTAAATACAGGAGAAAGCTTAGTAGAGTCCCTGTTTTTTTCTACAGGTGGAAGCTGTGCAATATCACCTACAAAGATAATCTTCAGACCTGTTTCCTTAGCAATGTTTGTAAGAATATCAAAGTTTTCTTGATTAATCATTGAAGCTTCATCAATGATAGCTGCATTGTAACCATCAATCTTATTATCTACAAGTCTTGTCTTCAAGTCATCAGCATCATACACAGCTTTATCACCAGGTTCAAGAGCAATACCAAAGGCTTTATTAGCTGTCATTACAGGAAAGCCAAGATAGCCTACCTTAGATTGTAAAACTTGTGTAGCCTTATTAGTAGTAGCAGTAAAGACAATACCAATTCCATCCTGCTTTGCCTTTTCAGCAATCATTTCCATAATGGAAGTCTTACCAGTTCCTGCATAGCCACTGAGTGTCATGACATCCTTGTTAGAATGAAGGAAATCATTAATCTTATTAAGAGCATCTACCTGCTGATCATTAGGCACAAAAGGAGCTTTGACAGACTTACCATCTTTGAAAGTAAAGTACTTATTTTGCTTATTAGGCAATCCTTTCTCTCTGGCAAGTTGTCTTAACTTGTTTACTATGAGTTGTGTATCATCATAGTTATGCAGAACTTCATCATAGATATTGCCAAGTTCCTCTTTTGAAAGACTATCTATAAAGGAGTTAAGTGCATCTGTACTCTTTACTTTACCTGCTAACTTAGTATTGACATAATTATGAAGCTCATTCTTAAGATCCTCTGTACTAAGAGTATCATAGTCTATATTTGAAATTTTATCAATCTGCTTCTGAATCATTGCAAAGCAGTCTATAATAGCAAGTTCTCCATTTGATTGCTTTATAATATTTTCAGGTCTAATATCAGAAACAAGATAGCCATCCTTGGTATATTCAGCATTAGCTCCTTTTCCCTTAGTACGCTGAAATCCAAGTGTTTTAGTCATGTAAGTTTCTATTTCTTCATAAGTGGGAATAACATCACCGTCTTCTATTAATGGTTGAGATACTATTAAGCTCATTCCATTACCAGAAGTACCTATTCCTTCTAATTTTATAGTTGTAGAAGGAAAGGCTGAGTTATGTACTAATATTCTTTCTAATAATGCCTTCGGAGTTGGATAATGACTAAGTGAAATACTCTTGATTACCCTATGATTTATAGAATCTTCCCATACTTTAGATTCTGTACCATGAAGACTGTTATCTCCAAGTATTTCATTAAAATAATCATTGGGCTCAACTATTAAATAATTATTCTTTTGAGCCCAATTTATTAATGATTGCTGCTGTCTTGCACTTTCTTCATGTACTCCTTCTCGTACATTTGAGCTTTCAGTTGTCTTTCCTTCATTTTCTCCATATCTTTGGCTGTCTGTTCCAATACCTCTTTTGAGGGCTTCTGATAAAATTTGCCCCCCAGCCAATAGCCCTCTTTGCCATTCTGCTTTTCCATATTGTTCTTCTGTTTTATTATTTTCATTATTAACGTCAGATTTTTGATTTAATTGTCTGTTTCTTAAAGATTCTGTTATACCATTATACTCCATGTATGTCTTTACATCAAAAGCATTGAGAGCCCTATCAAGAGTATTCATCATTCTTGTGTAGTAAGGACTTGAAGAATGAATGCCTAATAACTTCTTAAAAGCATCAACAATCCTTTGCCAGAAAGACTGCTTCCTACTATTATCAATAGCCTGTATCTTCTGACGAAATATGGGATTAGCAAGTTCTGCAACAAAGTCTCTGATGTTGTTAACACCATACTCACCTTTAAGCATAGGATTATATTGCAACTCCTTGAAGAGCTGCACCATATCATTCTTAAAGTCTTGCAGAGCCTTTGGTTTATCAGTAACATCATCAGAGAGAGCATAGGTAGTTAAGGCATGGATTACCTCATGAAGAATAACTTCTGCTTTTTTATCATTGTCAGCTCCTCTCTCAAAGTAAGCCTTATAGAAAGTAATACTGTTGTTATCATGGTAAGCACCTACATTTCCATCAGAAAGAACATTGTTGAAATATATCTTAATACCTAAATCTTTTGCTATCTTAAAGACTTTATCAGCAAGAGGCTTGGATGTTCTGTCTTTATTGAACTTCTCAAACAGATTTTGTGCAGTATCTAAGGTATATTCTTTTCCTTCTTCTACTTCAAGAGGAATTATAGGAGCTTCAAAAGAGCCTTTAGCCTCTGCTTCATCAAGAGCCTTGTAGAAGCTTCTAACAGGCTGTCTGATGGCTAACACAAACTTACCATCAGCATTCTGATAATGAACTATAGCTTCATTAGGGAAGTATCTCTGTGCTTCTACTATAGCTGACTGTAACTTCTCAAAGGTATCATAGGACTGAGGAGAACTATACTTTTTATTCCATAGTTTCTTTACACTCTTTCCTGTCTCTTCATAAGGAATGGCACCTAATTGAGCTTGGATATAACTATCTGAGGGAAAGTAACTCTCATTACCTTTCTCTCTCCAGTACTTATGAACAATGAGTTCAAGAGCATTGTCACTGACATTGTTTCTTGATGCCAGTGACTTAAATTCTTTACTGCTTTTATTTACACAATTCATATTAACGTTATTATGATTTATGAAGCAAAGATAGTATCTTATTCTGATGTATGAAAATATCTAAATACTTCAATTAGGAATTTATAGTGCAAGCATGTGTAAATTAAAGTGCTGCTATTAATATTTTATTTGTATAAATTTACTACTGCAACTAAGAGTAAACCCCACCCCAAGTTAGCAAACAGAGCCCATACAGAAGAAAGAGTAGATAGCCATCCTAGTATATTAAAGAAGACTAAGACTGTATCATCTTTAGTTACTACACCTAAGAAGATGCTGCCTATGATAATAATGAAGCAAATAATTATTAGAGCTAAATTTAATTTTTTCATGAGTTGTATACCTTTATACTGTAAACATTATAATCAGAAATAAGGCTTGTAGCTCTAATAAGACATTTTACTGTAGTAATCAAGTCTTCATAGTCTTTATTACTGACATATTTCCTATATACATCAGCTTTATCCTCAAGAGCAGTAAGACACCTATTTACTGTTGCTATATATGCAGTAGTAAGGTCAGTACCATTACTCAATAAACCTGTCTTATCAGGATGCCATAGTAGTCTATAAAGAGATACCTTAGTATTAGTATTCTCTACCTCTACTTTGCAACTGATAGCTACTCTAATGAAGTTAGAGTATAGCTTACCAGCATACAAAGGAACTTCTGTTGAGTTATTTCGTTGAAGATATATTGTTTTCATATTAAACAGTGCAAATTATATAATTACCATATTTCTCATGAGGAATAGTATCTAAAGTATTAGCAAAGCTACATACTAAGCTATTTAGCTCTACAGAGTCACAATAGGCAGAACCATCTAAATCTGCCATGCAGTCAGCTAAATCCTCACAATACATAGAAATAGCCTTTACATAGGATGGTGTAAGTATTCCAAGCTCTCCAAGCAATGTAGACTTCTTTGGTTTCCACAGAGCATCATAGAGATATATTTTATTTGGAGCATAGATATAGATGTGCTTAGCAAGATACTTTAAATTATCATTAAGCTTATTACTCCAAAAGATATTATCTCTCTTGTAGTGTACTTCACCATCCTTTACTATTTTATGTCTAATAGTGTCCCTACAGATTATATATAATTTCATACTACCTTAATTAAATCAAGTTCAACAATACTATGAAAATCATTATGAGCCATAGTAATAGCCTGATATTGGTCATAAGCATCCTCATAAATAGTTTCTCCATCCTCAGGGTCATCTTTAGTATACATTCTAAAGTAATACCTATGAAGCTCAGAGCTACTATTATTTACTTGTTTCCTTTGTGCCTTCTTAACTGTTTCATCAGAAGAAGCAAATGTAGGAAGAATCTCAGTAAATACTTTTAGCTTTCCAGAGGAAGTAAGAAATACTCTACTAAGATAGCACTTTAATTTCCTGTCTGTAACATTATAATCAAAGCTATGATGATAGGGTAGAATAATCTCATTATTATTATCACAACCATTACTAATAATTTTTACAATGGTCTGTCTACAAGCAGTAGAGAGGCTATTCCAGTATTTAAGTGTAATCATACTTTTTTGAATTTTTTATTAAAATCATTTACTTCTCTAACATACTGGCCATTAGCATCACTGTAGTATTGAATACTTCTATCTCTACTTTATAGCGTTCTTTCAATGTAGCCATAGTTATTCTTCTTTAAGTTTGAAATCAATGTTCATCAGCTCCATGAGCTTGTTGAAGTGGTCGATGGTCTGAATGTCTGCTGTACACATATCATTATTATTATCAACAGAACACCTCCAACATCTTCCAAATGGCTGTTGAACATATTGCAATATTATATATCCTCCTTCTATAAAGAGCTTAAATGCATTACCACTTGCATCTATGAATCCTGCTTTCAGCAAGGTGTCCTTTGTAATGTCTTTGCTCATAGTCTTAACATTTTATCATTGTACCAATCCAACCTACCAATATTACAAGGACTATTATGACAACAGCCCTAATAGGATATTCTACATGAATGTAGGGAAAAGTCCCATCTATAGTCGTTCTACCCACAAACAAGAAGAACAAAATAATTGCTAACAAGTATAATATCAGTGATTTCATAACTTTTGCTTTTTATTTATTTCTTTACGAGTATCATCAAGTCTCTTTTCCATTTTATTAATGTTGTCATCAACTTGCCATTTTACTACAAGTATAATGATTATTATAGATATTGCTAATGCAATTGCTTGAATGAATGTTGTCATAATATTACACTTTTTTATACATAGCTTCTATGTTACATAAACATTATGTTCATCTGAAATACTCCTTCCTTAATCTGTTTAATAGGCTCGACAATAGTAACACTTTTAAAGCCTAATTCATCAGGAGAGAGAATTGTGAGTGTATCATTGTTACCTCTTATAACTTTATATCCTCTCATAGCTCTTCTACTTGCTTTTTGAGGTCATTATATCTATCCTCTATCTCTTCTCTTATTTCGGCTTCATGTCTTGAAAGAATATCTTGTATTACTTTCTTTCGTTCAAAGGGTATTATAGCATCATAATAATTATTCACAACAAATGATAAAGTAGTCTTTCTTATCTGTTTATTTATAGCTTCAAGAGATTTCATTGCTTCTGAAATACGAGTTATTCTATTAAAAGTTTCTTTGTTCATAATCTTAATACTTATTTGTTTTAGCCCAGTTAGCACCTCTTATAAAAGCTCTAATATGCATGTTCTTAAAAAGTAGATTATTGCAATATCTTTTGAAACTTATCTTTGCCTCTTCTCTTAATGTACTTGGTATCATCATAGTCTTTAGTTTTAAGGTTCAATAGGCTGCTGCGTAACAGCAGCTTACTGAACCATGTTGTTAGATGCTTTTCAAATCTATTCCTTCTTGGTAGTGCAGTCTGTCCCCAAGGGCTTTAAGATACACTCTCATGCCTATTTGCTGTTGAATTAGAAGGTGCATTTCAAGCTTACTAAGCTTGTCAAACTGCGGGCCATAGATAAAGCTTTCCAACTTTCTCAATCGTCCATCGAGTTCCTTGTACTCAAGGACCATTCTTTTTTGATAATCTTCCATAACTTACTTCTTCTTAAATGATTCTTGATACTGCTTTTTCTGAAGAGCATAGCCTAAGAGGAACCAAACTTTATCCTCTATCTTTTTAAGACAGACTTGTTTACCAATCTCCTCATTGTAATTAGCTGAGTCAACACAGGTTGTTGATTCTCTAAGGGTGAAGTCATTCTTCATTCTTACTGTCACATAAGTACAAGGCTTACCAAAGTCATCAAGAGTTCTGACGATGACTGCTGCTCAAATGGCATAAATCAAGCAAAAGGGTAAGAATTGCCTAATATTCCCCCTTTAAATGGGTCGTAGTGCTATAATATACCCTACATACGAATTAAAACTTGACATTTTATAGAGTCGAACTCTATCACCATTGCCGTTCAAAAATCGGTCATGGTACAATCAGAATAATCAATAATCCCACTTTTCAAAGTGGACTCATCTATAAATTCATACTCTCCGCATAAAGGAGACCATAACTTAGTTCCTCTTGGAGCATCTTTTAGTATCTCTACGAGATTAATGTTTTCATTCATAACTTTATTTTTATTGTTTGCCATTGCATTGCAATGGCTTGCACAACCTTTGGATGATATTATACTTTCTATTAGATGATATTATACTTCATAATCTATGTTATGAGCTTTGGCAAAAGCATTGATTTGATCTCTTACCATTGTCATTATTACTTCACAGTTAGGATGTGCTTTACCTGTCTTATCATAAAGCCTAAGGTCTAAGATATGCTGCCACTCTTGAATACTATAAGTATAGATAACCTTAGTAGCTGTGTCTAAAGGTAATATACCTCTTGCATCTTCGGGCTCCATGCCAGCACCAAGAAGATATTTATAGGCCATTTCCAAATGCTCCATGTTAGCTTTATACATATCATGTGCAAGTGTATTTTCATCATACCACCAAGGTCTACATATCTCCAATTCATCTTTATAGCTACAATATCTTGTGCTACGTTCTGCAATATTATTAGGAGATACTCTATTTAATTCTCTTGATGTGCTTATCTGAGTGGTGATGTAGAAGGTAAGCCTGTAGAGCTTAAAGAGTTCTGAAACTTTTGAACATTTTTCTAAAAATAATTTATTATTAATAAATTCTGTGCAATTATCATCAGCATGATTTTCAAATATATATTCAATACTTCTAAACTCTTGAAGGTTAGTAGAGGCATATCCATAGTATATATTGTTGTTCCAATAAGCAGAGGCATTAATATATTGAGCAACGTCTTTAAGCCTATTGAATATATATATACTACTATGTCTTAGCATACTAAGATGTCCTCTTTTGATAAGACCATCTACCATTTTCTTGTCAGCCTCTTGATTAGGCTCTTTATACTCTTTGCCATAACAAACTCTTGCACAATGTGCTATATGAGACTCTGATGATATATTTTCTTCACTCCAAAGTTCTACTTTAGGTTCTATTATCTTCATTGTTTTACTGTTTATAGAAACCATAGATACTATAGTGGTAATAGTCACTATAGAATCCATGGTTTTGGTTATTACTTATTATCAGTTGTATCTAAATTGAACATTTTGCTAAAGACATCCTGTTCTGCATAACTGATAGAAGACTTTACTTCTGGAAGAGCTTTCCCTTTAATGCATACATACCTTCCTGTTCTTTCTGGATTTTCATATGGAGTACCATCCTTTACTTCAAGAAGGAACTTGTTACCTTCCTTGATTTGCTTTAGGCAGTCATCACAGAGCTCATTTGGATTTGTAATATCCCTGGGAGCTTCTTTGTCATCTTTCAGCTTTCCTAAGAGGGCTAGTCCTGTTTCTTTACCACATATAAAGCAATGAAGTATAGACGGATTAACTCCATGTTTTGGACTTAACTTTATAGAATCTTTTCTTTTAGCCATAATTTTGATTGTTAATTAGTTGCGGAATATATAGTTATAAGTAATGATTTGTACAGTAATCAAGAAAATACAGTTCTTCTTTAGATTTTAGCATTGTCTTTAGTAATGTCTCATCATGAAAGAAATCTAACTTTTCATTAATGATTTTGGCCTCTTCTTTAAGATCATCTTTATAGAAAGTCTTCCATGTGACATATCCACGTAATTCATGAGCAGTATCTTCCCAAGTATTTACTAATGCAAACTTATACCCTTCATCAAACAGTCTAAGATTGTTATTATCTACAGATCCAAGCCATGTTTTTCTACTGCTAATATCAATTCTCCAAAGAAAATGATACTTAGCACACATAGTCCATGAGCTTCAGTTATAAACATACCTTCATCATCAATATCTCCTTTCTCCAATACTATTCTATAAATAGCCCTTGGAGCATTTTTCTTCATATATTTACAAATATCTTCAAGAGAATCAAAAGACATTGTAAGATTAACTATTCCATGACAAAGCTGCCATTTATGATGACTCCAATGTACTCTGATGTCAAAGAATCTAATGCCAAAACTATATTGTTCAGAGACAGTGAGACATTGTGTTTTCCAATATCTTGAAAATTTATTATATAACCAAGAAGTACTTGGTAAATAAGTAAAAGAGTTGTGACTTCCAATCATTGCAGTAATATTTAGTTATAAACAAACAGTGCTCCTTTAGTCACAGCTTCTCCTATGAAAGAGTCTTTAAATTTGTCAAATGGAATAATATCCTCAGAATCATCTATTTCATTATATACATAGTAAGAAGTATTATCATTATAATAGATTTCTTTAGAAGAGCACAATCCCAAATTAAGAGTAACAAAGCACTGCAATACACCATCATTAGCCTTATCAATCATTTGATTCAGCTGTTCCTGAGTTTTTACCTTTGTCATTCTGCAACATTTTAATTTCATCCTTAATATACCATATAGCTTTATTAAGATCTTCAATGGTTTTCTCTTTATTAGAAAGACCTGCTTCTGTCTTTAGTCCTGCTCTCCAAAGATACTTCAAGGCATTACCTATATTGAAGTCTCTGTGTCTTGCAACAGTAATACATTCTACTCCGGAAGGATCCTGATAATAAGAAGGATGATTTACTCTGTCATCAGTATCACATCTCTTATAGTAGTGGTTAAAGACTTCCTTATTAATAAAATTATCATTATCTAAGTAAACAGTATCGCCATCTTTACTAAGACGAATTACTCTTACAATTTTTCCAGTTGCTAAATTTTTATATCTCTTTCCTGTTTCTATTTTCATTATAGTGACTTTAAGAGTTCTTCTTTAGTACTAAAGCATTTACTACTTGGTACTTCAGTTTCAGGATTATAAATAAAATATTTAATATATACTTTTTTAGTCATAGCATTATAATCTATATGATAACTATCAATTTCACCCAAGCAAGCTTGATTACAGTGTATAAACCATACTTTGTCCCCAACAGTAAAAGGCAGATGTATTATATTTTTATTTTCTTTACAAATACCATTGATTCCAAGGTTATTCAGGGCATCATAAATATTTATCATGCTTATTTGACTACCTATTTTCCGTTTAGGATCTCTTACATATAACTGATTTCTTGAACTCGGAATATATTCAACTCTCAGAGCATCTCCCACTTTAAAATCATAGAATGGAGCAATTACATAAACTGTAGCTCCCATTGATAATTCATAAAATTCTTCTCCAGTCATTGTTTCTGTTTTTTAATGAATAAATATGATAACCATGACATAGGTTCTCTTGTTGTGAGATATGCCATGATATTTTGATTGCAGTAAGCCTCCCTTTCAAATGATATAGACCTATAAGCCTTATGCCATTGGAATCCACTTAGAATATACCTAATAATGAATTCTACTGTATACCATATAAAGAATGGAATGATAAGCATTTCCTTTTGCTGCTGCCAATGTATAGCTTCATGATTGATGTCTACAGTTCCAAGTACATAAGGGAACCTGACAAAGATAAAGGGGCCAATTGTCATGGCTTTGTAGCCCTCTGGAGGAAGATATTTGTTTCTAATAATTTTCATTGTTTTTACTATTTACGGTTAATTAAAAAGACTGCTACAAAGATAGTGATAATCACTTTTCTTTGCAACAGTCTTATTTTAGCTGTTAGATTTGCTCAGCATTTTCTTCATCAACAGTCCATCCATTGCATTCTTCAATGATATGTGTCCACTTATTGATGTAGCCCCTTGAATAATTTCTATTATTCTTTAGTTTTTCCTCAGCCAGTCTTTTTAGAATATCCAGTAACTCACAGACAGTATGATTATGCTTCTTATATGCCTCTAATGGATCATCTAATTCTCCAGCACCATTATTGCCATATGGATCATAGTTATCAGAGAATACAGATACATCCTTGCTAAGACTGCATGAAAGAGTTACATCAAACAGTTTCTCAGGAAGATCTACTTCATTATATGGAGCTAATGGATCATCAGCAGCTCCTGGTGGATAATCACCCTCAAAATCTGCTCTACTGCCTAAATATTGTCTCATAGTTTAATCCTCTAAACCTTTAATTACTACTATAGTAAGACATATAATGGCTACACAACTTACAATACATTTATACAAAATCATAATTAATCATTATCACTATTAATAAGATCATAAATATAATACGCTATAGCTGCCATTACAATAATAAAGAAGAAGTAGGCAACTACTTGTCCAAATAGATAAGAATCATGTTCCATAATAATTATATTTTAGTGAACCCAATGATCAGGAAGAGAACCATCTTCATTAAGAGAAATGTCTGCATCCAGTTTACATCTTGTACAGAATATAGCACCTGCCTTTACCATGCACTCATGCAATTTTTTAGCTACATTCATAGCAATATCAGCAGGAGCCTCACAGTTTATCTCATCATAAGGAGGGACACATATCTTTACTTTGTTAAGAAGATAATTTTCTCTCAGATATTCAAAGAAATATATCATTGAGAACCTGAGACATTGTGAACCAGTGGCTTGTATAGGATAGTTGATACTCTGTTTCTCAGAAGCAGACTTTCTTTTGAAGAAATGTCTTACCTCTTGAACTTGTGGATCATCAAACCATCCCATATCTTTTTTTGTCTTATATTCATCCCAATAACTAGGTTCATTCATTGCTTTTCTTGTTATTACAAGTTCTTCCCAATCATAGATAAAAGCTTTATGCCCTGTTATAGAATTCAAAAGAATGTATCCTTTGTTGAACCAATCTTTTCTTCTGAAAGCTTGATACTTTTGAACTCCAGTAAGACCATTCATATATGCATTATAGATCTGATTGGCTTCTTCCTCTGTCTTTCCATAGTTAGCCATTATGGTATTAGCATTGCCTCCATAGGCAACTAAGAACTCATAGCCTTTAGCTATTTGTCTAAGAGAATGGAACTTATGTTTTATTTCTTTAAGAGGAGTATCACCTATCTCATCTTTAAATACAAGAGATGCTACCAAAGAATGAATATCCCCAGAACCATTATTTATCTCATTGAGCATTAGAGGGTCATTAGCAATAGATGCTAATAAGGCTGATTCCTGACCTGAATAATCAATGCTTATCCAGCTATTACCCTTCTCTGCTGTAAAGCAAGCTCTTGTTTCCTCATCAGAAGGCATATTAAGAAGATTAATATACTCTATATTACCATCCTTTCCTCCTGATGTTATTCTAGTCGTATCAGCACCCATTTGATTATAGTTAGTATGGATTCTTCCACTCACTTTATTTATCTGATCAAGCACATTTTGTCCATAGGTAGATGTAACCTTTACAGCTTCCTTATAAGTAAGATAAACAGGAGCTATGTCACTAACATTCTTCTGTGGCTTAATGACCTTGGCATCAATGGATTTCTTAGTACCTCCTTTCTTTTTATCCTTTACTGTAAGGTTAAATCCAATATCCTCAAGAAGTATTTGAACTTGCTTAGGACTATTCCAATTGACTATACACTGAGGCTCTGTGTTAAAACCTAACCATAAATCACCTTGAAGATCAACTTTAGTAAACCTTTTATCTTTAGGATAATGTTTTACTACCCATTGATTGAGTGCTATTCTTGACTCTTCAAGCTTTTTCTGATCTTTATTCATTTTTACTTTCCACTTCTCAGCATCCAAATGAATGCCACAATACTCAGTATAAGCCAATGGGAGAACAAACTGATTCTCTACTCTGACAGCTTTTGTAAGGCCTTTTTTCTGAAGGTCTTTCCACTGCTCTTTTATTATATCCTCCAGATACTTAACATCATTGGCACTATACTGAATGACATCATCTGTCAGTCCTGCCCATATTACCTTTCCTCTGATAGATTTATCTCTCTCTACCCCTATATAATGCTCAGAAGCGTATTTCAGAGAAAGTGGATGCATACCAGCAGGATAACCAAGCCATAGAAGTTTCTCAGCAAGATACCCATCATAGACTTTATATGGAAATATATTGTGTCTATATAGCCATTTAAGGTCAAACTTCAAGTTCCATCCTAAGAAAGTTTTTTCAGGATCTTCAAGAATACATCTGTAGTTTTCAATATCAATGGTAAAGCAGTCTATTACTATCTGAATATCCTTATTACCTAACTGAAGCAGCTTTAACTTATCACTCCAGCAATCCAATCCTGTAGTTTCAGTATCCAGACCTATAGGATTCATGTTTTTCAAGAATTCCACAGAATCTTTGACAGTACAATTCTTGTAGAAAGGGCTGTCAAAGATATTCTGTTGTGCTGTAACAAGATATATCATAACTTACTATAAGCTACTAATTTGTCAAAATCAAGTACATACTTAAATTTATTAAAGAAAGAAGAACCAATGATACCATGTAAAGTCACACCAGTATCATGCTTTATACTACTAAAGGCCTGAGACATATCATTGACAAGATAGCTGTATTCATAACCTCTGTTACCAAAATAGAGAGTAATCATACATCTCTCAACCATTATCTGATTGCCTTCCATACCAATCAGACTTTCAAAGTTACCATTTAGCATCTCATGGTCAATTTTAGGAAGAATGCTTTTATCAATGATACAGCTATTACTGCCTGTATCAAGCAGGAAATTGAACTTCTTTTCTCCTTGATAAAGAGTGACAACAGGAATACTGGTTAAATCAAATCCAGCCTTGAATGAAATCTCTTCATGAGACTTTTCAAATATTTTATTAATGAGTTGCTTTAACATTTATGTTTTTCAGTTATAATTAGTTACCACTTGTACCAAATCCCCCTCTATTGTTATCACCAAGACTTGATACTTGTTTCAGTTTAATTGAAGAAGAAAAGAGCCATTTAATCTTCTGCCAGACAGTAGCTTTTTGAGACAGTTGTACTCTAAATTGACAAAGCCTTGTACCTTTAGGGATAGTAACATTCCTAAAAGCAATTATAGGCATTTTCCATATATCGTCTTTTCCATTATAAATATTATCTATTTCACCTTGAGAGTTTACTTGCACAACACTCCATTTCTTAAAGGTAGAACTTCGTGGTATTACAACAGCTTCACAGCCCTTAGGAAGCTCCATTGCTACTCCTAAACTTACTATTGCAGAATCATACACTATATCACGAGTAATATTAATTTTATCATTATCAGTCTTAAGCCTATGCAATGTTCTTGCATAAGGAGCTTTAAGAGTTACTTCTTCTGCTGTATATAAATCTATCATATCACCATTAGCACTAATCTGAGGCATACAGCCTTTTACTTTCTCCAATACTTTAATTGTCATTTTTCCAAAATTTATATGTTATATCTTCTAATCTATTTACTTTATTCTCATGACCAATCTTAAATAATCTTTGGTTTGTTGTCTTTGAAGCAAGTCCTCCCAGTTCCTCATCATAGTGACCTAACTTTAAGTAGTCAAGGAAACTAAGAATAAAGTACTCATCATCACATGGCAGTAGGTCCAATCCACAGTACCATGCAATTTTAAGCTTTGGAAAGTGCAACTTTGTTTGCATGAATAATTCTGCAAGATAGTGTGGATCTCTTTCTCCACCAAGAAATAGAATGCAGGTTACTCCTTCATTATTGAAGATAAGTTTCTTTACATTTTCATAAGTTAAGTCAGTACCTTTGTCTTCCCATAGGTCTCTGGAGTGACATCCTTGACAATGTATCTGACATCCAGAGATAGAAATTCCCAAGGTTATCTCCTCGGGAATCTCACTGAAGACTTGCTTAGTATAAAGATATTTCAGCATTATCTAATTACATTATGTTTATAGAAATCTTTGGCTCTTTTTCATAGATTTGCCATTCAATATTATCAGGATTATATCCTAATGTTTTCCAAATATACTCTTCTATGTTCTCATTCTTAATGTTCTTAGGAATATCCCTTATTTCAATCTCAGGGATTTCTGTGAACATTATTACAAGTTTTCTCATGGTTATAGATTTTAGTAAATACTATAGAAACTATAGCTTTCATAGAAGCTACAGAGACTATAATAGATATAGTTAAGACTGAGATTCCCTTATTTCATCAATAGTTTTATCAGTATAGATTCTCTGTGTAAACTCTTTTTGCATAGGTTCAGACCAATTATCTACAGGACGCAGGAAGCCAATAACCCTTGTATAATACCTGATGTCTTTACTATGACATACAGGACATTCATCTATAGGGGCATTAACAACATGCCCACACTTCTTGCACTCAGACATAGGAATATTGAATGTGAAATAATTGCATCCTTCCTTAGCAGCAATGTGCATTAATTCATCATACTGTTTTGCAGATAAATGATCATCAAGGTTTATGTGACAGGCTTGGCCTCCTGAGATTGCCTTAGCTATGTCACCACCGTGAAGTTTAATCTTATCAATGACAGATGTTGATTTATCCCAAGGATTGAAGAAATAGCATGAATATCTCTCTCTTCCCTCAGTAACTTTATAACCATCAGCCTTATCCCAATTATAGAGTTTTACACCAAGATTCTCTCCAGGAATAGCCTCTGAATTAAACTTAAAGGGTCTCTTTTTATCATTAATGGAGTTAAGCTTATTCTGTTTACTTACTATACTGAGAAGGAAGGTTATAAAATCTTTATAATCTTTGTTATTTCCAGGCTTAAGCCCCAAGAACTCAGCAGCTTCCATATAGCCAATAAGACCTATAGTAGAATAGAGCTTCTTCATATAGATATAATTGGCATTGCATGAAGCAAACATACCTTGTTCCTCAGCCTCATAAAGCATGGTTTTGAAAGCTATATGATACTTATAAACCCTACTAAGAATAGCACAGAGATATTTACAAAAACTTTCCCTACTTTTTAGTTCTTTACCATCCACAGAGTTGTACCAATCCTGTACTATTCTATTGAAATTAAGAGTAATTACATTACAACTTCCTGTCATCTCACCATTCATACCAGTAGTAGAAGAGAAAGTATTTTCATCCATTTCATTAAGTACTCTGCAACAAGATGCAAGAGAAGCAGGATTGCTGTTCATGTAACAGAAGAAACTGCCTCCTTTAGCCCATTCCCCAGCAGTAAGTTTCTCATATTCCTTGTCTTTGAATTCCTTAGTATTCTCATCATAGAGCAAAGCCATTGTAGTTACAGGAAAGGTGATTGGTTTCTTCAATCTAATATCTCTCATGAGTTTCATAAACATTCTTTGAAGAACATCTATTGCTTTCCACTCAGGCTGAGTACCATCAGGATAATAGAAGTCACCATACATGGCCTTAAAGTAGTAACTGTCAAACCATGAAACATTGGTAAATGGACTATTATAGCTCCTGTTTCCTGCTGCTTGATTAACTCCATAGATATACTGTTTCATACCTTTAAGGATATAATTCTTAATAGTATAAGGATGGAGAGTGTGACTGTTGGTAAATGTCACGTCAAGCTCTTCATACCACTTAGGACCAAACTCTGCAATGATATAGTAGTTAAGAGCTACAAAGTACCCAACCTCTGCAACAGCACCCTTGCACTGGGATGACAACAAGAAAGTAAGGTTAGTTATTTGGCCACTGAATGACTGAATGTCATTAGGTGGTGTCGGAGTTACATTATCCATATTGCCAACACCTTCTGTCATAAGAGGATAGAGACTTACTGCCTGACAATAATACTTTAATGCCGGAGATGAGGCTTCATCATGAGTATAGATAATATGATGTTCCAAATCATCAATGTATTGCTTTCCAAGACCTTGATTAGGATAAAGCTTATCAAGCTCTTCCTTCATCCTCTGTCTTTGCACAAGCCTGTTAATGTCCTTATATACTTCCCCTTCAAGATTTGCCACATTCTTACTTGCAACATTAGCATTAGCATCAGTATTGGATAAAGTAGCTGCATTATTGTCAGATGAACTATATTTATCCATGTACTTTATCTTATTTTTAATCAGTCTTGCCTGCTTATGTTTCTCTCTATAAAGAATAAAAGCTTTGGCAATACTATAATTGTTGGATGCCATCAGGAAGTTCTCAACAACATCCTGTATCTCCTCTACAGAACCATAAGCACTCCAATCTATATTCTTAAGAGCATTGCTTATACTGACAGGTATGCCTTCTTTGCCATAAGCCTTATAAGCCTTGTCTACAGCATTGATGATCTTGTTTATGTTAAATTCTTCAGTGCTACTATCTCTTTTTTTAATTATCATTTGTCATATCTATTAAGCATTAAATTAATCTTTTTTCTTCAAACAATTTATAGTATTCAGTCCTGTGAGGCTGATACCATTAGGTACTTTAGGTTTGTTATCAAGGTAAGCCCTTAGTTCTACACCTATCTCAAGAGGATCTCTATACTCATTACCCCGGTTATCTACCAATGTACCAGATGCTGTAGTAAGAGGAAACTCCCATACAAGAGGTGTAAGAGTATCTTTATTGACTACTATGAATCTATAGTTCTCAAGAGTGAAGTCTTTGAAATAATCATCATTAGCAAGATTGAGCTTGATAAGCAGCCAATAAAGCCTTGCCTGAATCATGTAATCCCACTTACAGAAACTATCCTCAAAGTTCCACTCATGATGTCCAGATGTCTTGAGGTCACAGGGTATAATTTTCTTATCTTCATAATCACAAATTATTAAATCTGCCATGCATCTGTAGTCTACACCTTTAATAGCGCCTTTGAACTTTAGTTGATAGTATCTTCTTACAGGAGACATCTCATCATCATCAGCAAAGTAACCATGAGTAGCAGGGCTTTCCTTTAAGGCTTTAACCATTGCCATTACCTTATAATAAGTATCAAGATTAACAACTGTTTTTCCCTCAGAATTAGCCTTTACTGCATAGTAGATAGCACATCTTTCAGTGAGTACTCTTACTCTTGTTTCCTCTTTCCAGTTCTTTTGAAAAGACTGCTCATTAGCAGCATTAAGGACAGCTTCATAAGGAATATCAACAAAAGAAGTACACTGTTCTCCATACTGTGCAAACAGAGTATCTGCAACAGCTTTCTCTTTGTCACCTATAGATGGAATATCAGCTACATAGAAGAGTTTATCAAATTCCTCTTGAGAACCAGTAATCAGAGTATCTACACATGATCCTAATATCAATGAAGGAGTGCTAATCTTATCAAACAGATGATCTAAGTTATCAAAGCCTTCTCTTTCATAGCGTGCTAATGTACTGTAAGACAAAGCAGAATCAGCCCTGTATGTGCTTTCTGGCACATTCCATGCAATGTCACTTAATTCTTTCTGTATTTCCATTGGTATCTTGTTTTAAATGTTCTATACATTCAAGAAGTTGCTTCTTTGAGTATATTTCCCATACTTCTATAGAGTCTTTATTAGGCAATTGCTCAAGAGATTTTCTGAACATCTTGAACTTATAAGGGAAGACATCATTAACCATTCCTTTACATTCTATAATGATGTGCCTATCCTTATAATCAAATGTAAAGTCAGGTGTATAGGTGATATTAGTAGGAGGTCTTTTATCCTTTACAGTAAAAGGGCTAAGAACTTCTATATTATGATTTTTTCTCTTGAAGCTGTTCTTAGTATAGAATGGTACAGAGGGAATGAACCCATCCCAAAGAATATACTTTTCTTCTTCATACATAGGTGTAAAGCCTTTCTCAAGAAGAGTTCTATAAGTCATTACCTCAAGCTGAGACTTGAACTTTATACCATTATATTCTTTAGGATGGGCATTCTTTATTTTCTTGTTTTCATTCATTAAAGTCCAAATCCAATAAGAAACTCATAAATGAAGGAATCTTCATCATTGTTTTCCTGCAATTGATCCTCAAGAGTTTCTAATCTCTCGTTGAAATTATCCACCTTAGCCTCAAGATTCTTAATGCAAGTACCCATGGTCTCTAATGTATCAGTCAAAGCTTCCATGAATTCATCAATATCCTCATCATTTTCCTCATCATTTTCCTTCTCATCATTTGTTTTCTTGTCATTAGGATCATCATCCTTAGAGAAGTCAATAAGAGGCTCCTTCTTAGTTTCCTCTTCAGTATTTTCTTCTCTGATCTCAATAACTTTTTCATCCAGCAACAAAGGGATAAGAGCCTCAGAGAATTTGTATCTATGAACTTTAATAATTGGCTTACCATTATTGCCCTCTTTTACAAAAGTAAATTCAATAACATCACCAATTTTTACTTCTTCATCAGTGTCAATAATAAAATACTTTTTCATGTTTTGTAGTTTATGTTTAACAGTTATACCATTTGATTCCATAGCCATTTTGACCTATGAGAATCTGATTAATACAATTCCATATATTAGGTATTGTCACATGTTTTCTTGCATAATAGGCAGGATGCTTAGTCTTTATTATAAAATTGAAGTCTCTCTTTATATAAGATTCTAATGACACAGCATCACTACCCATCAGTACATATACAATGCCTGTTGTATGTTTGTTCAGATTGATGAGAAAGGATGTAATGAATGGCCTCCAAAGTAATGTATGGGAACCTATTTTATCTTTTAAGCAGGAGAGTGCTGTATTTAATAACAGCACTCCCTGTTTCTCCCAACTCTCCAAACTTGGGTCAAAGATAATTCTTTCATCTGACTCATCAATATCCATAAAAGAATCTCTTAGAACTTTCAAGGAAGGTGAATAGTTTTCTTCAAGAGTTTCTGAAGAATTGGCAAAGGCAAGACCAGTGGCTACAGGAATACCTTTAATATAGTTGGGGTAGGGGTCTTGGCCTACAATAACCACTCTTACATCTTGTAACTTACACAGTCTGAATGCTTTAAAGACATCATGAAGTTTAGGACAAAGCACTTTGTTATAAGGCTTTAATCTGTTGGTTATAGTATTTACCTTAGAAAGGTCAATTACTTTTGTCCAATCTCCAAAGTATTCTTGAATGATCATGAGTATAATGGTAACTTAATTCTAGTTAAATTATAGCTATTTGTAGAGTTGGCACCATAATTGCATACTGCTGAATGTGGTGTACTTAAGTTACCCAATGAATTTACTCTATTAATACAGGTCATATCACTAAATAAGCTGTTGAATGTATTATAGATAGTCATAGATGTGGTAACTAGTATAGATTTTTTCCAAAATGCTCTTATTACAGGGTTTTTAGAGTTTCCTTTACCAGTAGCCAGAAATTCTCTGCTTATGTAATAAGTAACGTTTGACAGAGACCCACTTGTTCTAAATGTCCATATTACTCCTTTAGGAATATTATGGAATTTCTTGCCATTAGTGCAAAACCAATTGATAATATCATTAGTACTTGCAACATCACATTTATCTTCAACAGTAAAAGGCTCAATAGCATTGAATAATCGGGTAGCACCACAAACTACATCTTCATTGAACACTGCATACATATAGTCACACTTATTAATCATAGGTCTTTAAATCTTAAAATCATTTGTGAAGCATTATACTCAGTCATGAAAGGAAGAAATCTTCTTGTAGGATCTTCCTTAGTTTTCCGAATATTGCTGCAGAAATTAACATATAAATTAGTGACATAAGAAGCACACATCTGAGCTGCATAGGCAGTCTGCTTGTAGGAGCATACATCACTATCAGCCTCATCATCAGAGAACAGCCATTTATCTTCATACTCTTTCATGGCATCTTCATTATCTCCTTGAATGCAGAATATCTGCCATTTCTCAGCACTAAGTCTTGCATCAATAAGCAATGCACTACTATTCAGCTCTTTACTAGAGCCAAGATTCTTTTGCCATTTGGCAAATACCAAGGCTCTAGTTGCCATATTATCAAGTCCTGTGATAACAATTTTATATGTTTTATCTCTCTCTGAAAATCTATTTGAAATAGCAGCTACATGCAATAGAGGATTAAACATATTACATTGTTCTGCAACAATAACAGCTTTGTTTTTACCTATATCACAAATACCAAAGTTCTGTCCTGCAAGATTCTTGTGCTCAATAACATCTGGATCATAAATATCCAATGTTCCATCACCCAGTACCCTGCATAATGACACAGCAATATTACTGCCTAGTCCTCCAGCACCAATAAGAGTAACATCATTCTGTGCATCCATAAACCACTCAGCACCTCTAAATCTAATGGTTCCCTCATTAAACTCATTATTAGAAGAGTTGTTATAATTGATTGTTGGATCTACAGTAAACCAAGGATTAGCTTTAAACTTAAACTTTTTGCAAGCATTGGCAATAATATCAAGTTCCTTTGGTATAGGATGCTTAGTTCTTCCTTGAAGAGCAAGCTCTGCAAAGTAAATATCATCTTCCTTGCATAAATTAATTGCTCTTCTGGTTACTTTACATGTAACACCATACAATTTAGTAAACTGTATGAATGCTCTTGTAAGTATAACAGGGAACATAGCTGACATTGTAGCAGTTTTTATAGAGAAGATATAAGGAATAGTGGTTTGAGTTACTTCTACACTTATTTTACTCATTCCCAGATCTCCACTTGCAAGTCTTTTTATAAATTGTGTAATGCGGGACTCTTGAAAATTATTGTCAAATGCAGTACTATAGATGCTATCATCAGATACATTATAGTGATCTATAATATACTTTGCAGCTTTGGTTATGTCATCTGCATTATTATCAAATGTATTATATGTATTTACTAAGTCTCCATCTAGCATAGAATATATATTCTTTGCAATATCAAAGTCAAGCTTTGCTTGTTCTATAATATTATGTGCTGTAGCTCTATATTCAGTTGCAATAATTTGATTCATTATTCTTCTGTGTTTTCTAGCATTTCTAATTGTGCATTTTCAAGCCAAGTAGTAATGGTATTCTTGGCTTTAGGATAGAGGCAGGATGCATCTGTTCTCAGAGTAAAGGTATCTATCACTTGCTGTATTTCATCAGCATTTGGATTATAGAACTCCAGCCATGCTTCCAAGAAACAAGCATAGAATATTTCCGAGAATTTATCAGATAAGACATCTCTGTACCAGTCATAAGAGTAAACATTATAGCAAGGACTTGAGAAGGAAAGTGAGAATATACTATCAGTCATCACTCTAACCCTGTTTACAGTACTGTAAGTACCATCAAACATAGGATCATAGTAATTCTGTGAATAATCATAATCATTGCTTAAATAAGGATAAATATTCATTATTCCCTTAGCATGAGTATGAACAGGCTTCTCTTTCTCTTTTCTACTCTTAAAGAGTTCTTGCTTCTCAAAGCACTCTTTTCTGAAGTCCTTATTAATGGCTACATCAAGAGGTCTTTCAATATCACAGTCCCAGCACTTGATATAAGTACTGTCTTGTTCTTTCTTTATTTTTTCACTTTTATAGGACGACTTACTATCACTGAGCTCACCCATGAACTTCCATTTATCAGTAGATACTGTTTCTGTAGTAATGTCAATATCCTCATGAACAGTATGCTTTTCAGTGAACTTAGCTACATATGTACCTTTATTATCTACAACAATAGACAATACATTGTTACATTGTTCTGCCTGTTCTCTTAAGGTAGACATATCAGTATCACTGAAAAATGCGCCCATGTTATGATGTGAATGCAATAAGCATACTTTACATTCAACTAATTCATCAATATGCTCAGCATAATAAGATGCAGTATCACCATCAAGACTATACTCAGTATATCCTGCTGAACCTATGTCCTGTAAGGTGAAGTCTACTATTTTAAGAATAGCATCCTCCATATAGGTAGTACCATGTTTTCCATCCTTATAAATATAAGTATAGAAAGCAGCACCTGACCACTCTGTAGAAGGAAATACTTCACAAGCAGTCCTAATTTTGCTCTCGCAAGTACTCGAAAGTACCAACTTTAATTTTGTGTGCTCTTGTTCTAGGGCAACAGTTGTATTTATCTGTGGCATATATTCCATTAATTATTTGAAGTAAAAGATTATAAATAAAATATATATAGCATCTTTTTAAGATAGTGACATGCTCAACTTTAATGCTGTTACCAATTATCTTTATTTTAGGACACTCTCCTTTAAAGGACCAGTTAACTGTCTCACCTTCAAAAGCATCTGGATTATTATTAATATTTAACCTTGCATAATATAAACCATTGATGGAGTCTATTTGCTCAAACCAAACAGGGTTATTCAGCACCTTTTTATAAGTAAAAGCAGCATTGGTTACTCTGTCAATAAACTCTTCATCAGTAGCATTTAACTGAAAGCATTTGCCATCATAATAGAAAGTATCAAGATGCAGTGAAAGATAGTAATTTATAAACTTAATCAGTACTTTCCTGTTTTTGTCATTTAAATGGAATGCTTCTGATGTAGGAATTATACTAATTGGTGTAGAAGTATTAACTTTGCCAACATACTCAAATTTAATATAAGGTCCTCCTGCAAGACTTTCTATCCTTATCATTCTTTCCACAGCAATGATAAGAGATGTAATCTTGTATTTAAAGTCTTCTATACTACTAAAGTAGCGGTTTCTAATGTAACTTCTTAGCTGATTGATTGGAGTATGATCATTACCTGTACAAAATGAGGACAGAGATCTAAAATATCCAATATGCACATGAGAATGTATATATCCAAACTGTACTTCATTCACAGTATAAGTTGCTCTTCCAAGACTAACACCCATATAAGGATATTCTGTCTCTACATATACATCATATATTTTATATTGTTTGCCATTATCATTAGTTAATGTAAGTTCTGGATAGTGTATGATGAAGCCAATACCCTCTGCACTTATGCTTTTAATTCTATCTAAGTCTTCAGGAGGAACATCCTCTTCTTTTGCCTCAAGAGCTGCCTTAAGTGTGTTTGATATATAGTCAATACTCAGTACATCTTCTGAATAGAAGTCTTTATAGCAACCTATAATTGCTTTATATTGTTTAAGTGTCATATCATTTTAACTGATTGCTATTATACAGAAATAAAAGGGCTCACCACCTTTGCAGATGATGAGTCATAAAAACAAAAACCTATGAAAACTAAAATTACTTTTGCATATTAGCAATATCCTGTACAGAATATGGGTTAGGGAATACTTTTTCAATGCCCTCATGAATGGTATCACTCACAAGCTTTACTGTATTGTCAGACATGCCTGCCTGTATGAAAGCTACACTAAGAGCCTTCTCAATGTAGTAAAACAGCTCTTTTTCTGTATCAATAGTATTTGTGCTCTCTGTATTTTCAGAAGCTGCTGCTGTTTCTTCAGAAGTAGCTTCAGCAGGAGCAGAAGAATTACTTAATACAGCAGTTTGGTTATCAACAATAAAGCCATTAAGAGCATCAGTGGAAACTTGTGTGAAGTTTCTGCCAAACTTGCTCTTTACATCCTCTCCAAGGTTATTATCCTTGATAATGGCATAGCATTCCTTACGGCTATAAGCACCATTCTTAATCCTTGACTGTGCAGGAGATACAAAGAAGACATAACCACGCTCTTTCTTATTATCAGGAAGTACAGGGAGTTCCTGAGTATCACTTGTAAGATCTGTATGGGTAGATCCTTCAAAGAACTGTCCCTCATCAACTCCAAGGAAATGCTTTAATCCTGCCAAGTCAGTAATGGCATCAGTAAGTTCTACTACTTTAGTTGTGTTCTCAACAGTGTTTACAATTGTTGCTTTCATTTTGATAAATGTTTAATTTATTGGAAATAGTTTATTAAATCTTTGAACTTAGACTTATCTTTCAATGACTTATAATAATCTGAAAAGTCTTTCTCAGTTCCAAGATCTGGTATAATATTAATAAAGCCTGTTCTTTCTGCCAATTTAATTGAATCCTTGGTGCCAGGCTCATCTACATCAAAGGCTATGAATACTTTCTTGAATCTTCTATTGAGTTCATTGATTGCAGTATCAGACATATTATATCCTTCACCTTGCAGGCAAAGTGTTGGTATATTCAGTTGACAGCTGACACAAAGGGCATCCTTCAGTGATGAACAGATGACAACTCTGTCACCAGTCTGAGGAACTTTAGTCCACAGACCAATGACAGAGCTATCCATCTTAGAACACCATTTATAACCCTTAGTATTGAATGGTTGGTATATCTTTAGTGACAGCTTGCCCTCTTTTCTTTCAACAAAGCAATAGGCATACTTGTCAGCAGGAAAAATATACTTTTTGCCTTTATCCTTTGTGGACAGTTTCTTTGTGATTATTTTATAGGAAATGGGATAGATTTCAGCATAATGCAGCCATTTTCTTTCTACCCCATATGAAGCCCAATAATCATAGTCATAATCTCTCCAAGGTCTTACAGCTACTTGAAGAGAAGTTAAATGGTCTTGTTCCTTACGAGTAAAAGTTTTAATTTGCTTAGGCTTAATGACAATATCCTCCTTGCCAACAAAGAGATTGCTGATTCTCTCAAGAGTCTGGGAAAAAGAGCAATTCCAATATTGGCATAGAAGGTCAAGCAATGTTCCATTATCACCTGTAGCATGGTCTTTATATCTGATATGTCCACCATTTGATACATAGATGCTAAAGGAAGGCTTGATGTCTTTTCTTAAAGGAGATGTAACAAGACAAGGTAAAGCCTTGATGTCAGGAAAGACAGCAGAAAAAACTTCAGTTTCAGAATAGTGTTGAAGAATCTCTGTCTTTGATATGCTTGAAGATGTCTTGCCTACTACCATAAGAAGAAAACTCTAAACTGTTAAACTATTAACTCCAAGGAAGATCCTCATCCTCAGATCCTGTATTTGTAGTATCAGCAGGAATATTGTTAAGGTCAGTAGCCTGAACATCATACTCTGCAAGCTCTTGTACCTTGAATTCAGTAGTAGCATAGCCACCACCCTGCTTGATGTTCACAAGCTCCTTTTCTGCTTTCTCAAAAGCCTTTGAACCAGCAGAATTGCGAAGGATAAGTCTATCCTTTGTAGCAATAGTCTGATACTGCTTACCCTCATCAGTAGTATGTACACCATAGAGGAGCTTAATCTTATTGTTAGGCTGAAGAGCAATGGCCTCCTTCACCTCAGAGAAGTCACCCTTGAAGTAATCAGAGATATGCTCAAGAGCAAACTTATAGTCATCAGCATTGTCCTTAAGAGTCCAAGTACCATTGACATAGTTAAATGCATCATCTACACAAAGATAAGTCTTGAGGAAAGCTACAAGATCAGCCTCTCCTCTACAAGCCATACGATACTTGTTGGCAATCTTAAGTTCCTTACCATTAGAGGACATCAGCTTATTACCAGCCTTTACATCCTCAACAGTAGCCCAAGTGCTGTTTCCATAGTCATCTATTACCTGTACTTTGGTATTATCTTTACTATATGCAGGAGTATTATAAAGAGTGAAGGAAAGTCTGCTTGTAATCTCAATGCCATTATTGGTCTCAGGGTCAGTCTTTACAATGAAAGTAACTCTTGCCCACTTACCATTATCATCAGAGCCAATATATTCTGGATCACTCTGTGAATCATAGCCCATAAGGTTGTCAAGTTCTGCTTTTTTAGGATTTACAGCAACTACATGAGTACTGCCATAGCCAATATAGCGCTTGAACTCAGCAGCTTCTTTGGATTCACCTGTTTTACCCACACTAAGAAATAAATAATTTAACTTCATTTGTACTAATTGTTTATAAATGGTTATCTGTTATTATTAATCATTTGTTGTCTCTGTGTTATCCTCTGAGGAATTATTCTCTGTGCTAGGTTCCTCATCAGGAATGTTGATAACATACTGCTTATGATCCTTGTCATAGGTAACAATATCAGTAGGAACATACTTAGTAGTCTTAGTTTCCTTGCCATTCTTATCAAGGCCAGACTCAATGACTTTCTTTACAAGCTCTTCTGTACGGAAGCCAATAATACTCTTAATACCCGCCTCAAAAGCAGAAATTTGAGTATCATAGGACTTATACTCTGCTTGCAGTGCATTGATTTTGTCCATTACTTTGTCCCTCTTTACCTTAAGAGGATTACAAGCTTGTGCTACACGTTTTACACTCTGAAATTCATCAAAAGAAATTCTCTTTTCCATTTTAATTGTTTTTTAAGTTGTTGATTAATGTGCTATATAATAGCGGTTTATTTGTTGTCTAAAAAGATTTTGCTCATGTCAACATGGACATCACCATTCTCATCAGAAGTAGCTACTATAAACTCTTTCTCTCTAAGATGTAATGGTCTTGAGCCTCTGATGTTATTATCTCCACCTTTGAAAGAAATGGTAGTTTTATTTCCTTGTCTACTTATATATCCAATGGCATCAGCTTCACCACAAATGATGTCACCTGTTTTACCCATTTATACTCGGTCTTTAAACCTATTTCTGAACCATTTGATAATACTCTCTTTTTCCTCTTGTGTTAATTTTTCAATATATTGTGTCATGTTTCCATTAATCATTTTGTATGGTGATAACTGTTCTAATAAATATCTGACAAATACTGCTTGTTCATATTTAGGATAATATGGACTTAAATATCTTTTTTTCTCCAATTTAATGTATGCCATATACTTATTATTCCTACTTTGAATTCCCTTTATATCAAATTTTGTATCTTTCTTTTTTTGATTAAAGTTTTGTTCTTTACCTGTAGCATATCTAAGATTTTCTCTTGTATTATTAAGAGGATTCCTATCAATATGGTCAACAGTTATACCATTTTTAGGAGACATTATCACATTATGTATATAACCTAACTTATCATTAACTATGTAAGTTCCATTGCTTTTATCTTTTGATGCCCATTTATACTTTAGAATAAGATCAATATCTTCTAAAGATATTGTAAATATATCTTTTGGAAGATTATCTTTTGTGTAAGTTTGCACTTCTACAATATTACCCTTTATAGTATATTCATTTGGGTCATACTTACATCTTGGGTTACTATCCAAAAGCTTCCCATACATTTCAAGCTGTTTTCTGTGCTTTGGACAGTATTTTTCACCTCTATTAGGTTTTACATAAAATACTCTGCCACATTGAGGACAGATTTTCTTTTTTAGTTTATTATCCATCATAGTTCGAGTTTAGACTATATCATTATCCTTTAAAAGGACACTTCCTTATAGTCGTTGGGGCTTTAATTATTTCTAATTCACGCCTGCTGATTATCCATTGTTATATCTCCATCATTTTTACACTTTGGTAGATGAAGCTTTAGGAACTTCCAGCATATACGAAGTTTACATCAACTTATTACTAAGCTGCGGGCCAGTATAATTTAGCCAAATCTACAGACATCTCAGTAGTTTCTTCATCATTCTTTTTAATCTGTTTGTCCTTTACATGACATACTAAAATAAGAGTATCACACAAAGGCTTAAACATATTGACCATCTCTTTGAGAGCATTTCTAAGATATAGATAGCCTGCTCCATTTGGAAGTTGTCTTACATCAGCTTTAGGGTCAGGAACAGGTTTCTTTGTCTTAGGATCAGTGATATTAATACCCATTTTATCTTTCTTCATTCCCCAGTTAGCCCCCATAGGAGTTCTTCTATAAAGGACAGCAGCATAAGGTAGTGCCATCTCCTCAAGTCTTGTAGCATTATCTATGGTAATAAATCTATAGAAAGGCTTACCATCATTTTCTTTGTTTTTCTCTTCTACTAAATGTTTAATTTGGAAAATATCTTGTGCACTTCTTGCTTGTACACACATTACATTCAAAGCTCTGTAACCATCCTCCAAATCAATGATAAGATTACTGTCAAGAGATGCCATGATAGTGCTTTTACCTGCCTTTGGTTTACCAAATAGTACCATTAACCTTGGATTATAGTCAGTGGCTTTCCTACGTTCTGTAGGCAATACAATGTTTGTCATTTTTACTTCTACTCTAAATTATTTATGTTTGCAAAATTACCCAATAGGAAACTATCAGGCAATAAACTATTGAATATACTAAAAAAGATATAGGAAATTACTTAGAGATACTTTCCATATTCCTTTCAACTAACTTATATACTTTATTAAGTTCTGGGATATTATTATATACAGGTAAAGAACAAAAGAAATTAGTTGCACCATCAAAGTATGTAGCTAACATGCCATTTGATTCTCCCTCTCTGTTTAAAGGAATAGTAATAAACCTTCCATAGCCTTTCAGCTTTGTAATATTATAGTGCTTATACTCTGGAAGCTCAAAGGCAAATGGATTGGTAATACCTATCATCATACTACAATCCTTTCCTGGATTTTTACTATCAGCCAATCCTGCCAATGAAGGTTCTATCTTGTTAGCCTTAAAAGCATCAAGACTAATGGTATCATTTCCTTGTTGCTGTATGAGAATAGGAATATAATTATAATGATTTCTGAATACCATAAAATACTCTGAAAGCTTATCAATTCTTTCCTTTAAAGACATACCTCTTTCACCATCAGTCAATGAAGCATGGTCCCAAATTATTTCAACATACTCATCAGGATCTTTAGGCTCATAATAATCAAAAACTTCCTTTTCCTGCTTTATTCCAGTCTCTTTGTTTTCTATTTCTATTTTTCTTTTATGAATAGTACCTGCTTCCTGTGCATATCTATTGATAGTTTTCCAGCATCCAGTTGGATTACGTTCTGTAATAAAATGCACATGCTCTTCATAGAATTGAAGTATACTTCTATACTCTATACTATTAAGAGTTTCAAGGATTTTCTCATCTACTACATTATCTATATCAATAGATCCTAACTGTAAGGTAGATATTCTTATTCTTCCTCTTGAGAGAGTATAAAGAAGATAACACATGAATCTCATGGTTATCTTTTCAGGTGTTTCCTCAAGAGGGAAATAGAATATCTGCAGTCTTACTTTATCAGGATTATTGTAAGCATAAAGAACAGGTGTATAAACAAACAGGAAATTAGCCAATTGAGACTTGCCCCCCTTTGATATGGCTGAAACAAGATAATATTTACCCTGTTCTATTCCAGGAAAATCTCTTCTAAAGCTCTTGAATGGTGATGGAATACAGTTAATATCTCCAGACAGTACTTTCTTTCTTCTCTCTTTAAGATTGAGAAGAACTCTTTGTACTAATTCTCCCATTTAACAAATCATTTAAATGTTGCTCCTCTTTGCCCACCAATGCACAATACTTTAGATGGGAATTACAAAGACTATCTTTGTTCTCTTTATCAATTTCTATTTTAATAACACTCTGTCCACAAAGAAGATTTTTGTAGTATGTATATACTTGCTTGCAAAGATTCTTCATGAACTTGTATAGTGTAATCTTGGCTCTTGCCTCAGCGATTCTCTCACCAAGAACATTATCTATAGTATCTTCATCTGAGCAAGCAGCTTTACCTTTTACTATAACAGTATAGCCATCAGTAGTAATATTTTGATTATGCTTTATATAATTCTTCATCCATAACCAAAATAGATGATTGTCAGCACCATAAGGCCAATTAATTCCTCCTCTTAATTGTACTGTGGTAATCTTACCATTATTAAACCTCTTTACGTTTTTCTCTAAAAATCTTACTTTAAGCATCATAATAACTAAATTTTAAATGATTATTTATAGGTGAAAACTAAGATGAATATTATCATCTTCATTATCACCATTATCTACACTTTCTATAGAACAGCCAAAGTTTCTTGTGGTCAGTTCATCAATGACTACCTTTCTATTGGCATATCCTTTAGCTATGTATATACTAAGTATATAACTTAGCTCCTCTACTGTCATAGTATTAATTTCTAACACTTGTCAGCCAATCATCTGAGGCTGCAACTACATCACTATCTTCCTTATTTTCAAGGAAAGTAGCTAATGGTGACTCTGAAGATACATGCTGCTGCTCATCTTCACCCATGACTAATTTATCTTTGAAAATGAAATACTTAATGAGAGGAAGATACTTATAGTTACCATTAAAGGAAGCTATAAATCTCTTGGTTGCATCTACTATATCATCATCAGTGTAATTACCATACATCTTGAAGAACTTTTTAAGCTTCAGCATGATCTCTTTGGTATTACACTGATAATAATAAGGAGTTCCTGGCATCTTTCCTTTAGGATAGACTTCCTTCATCTTAGTAGCAAGATTCTTTAGCCTCTCCTCATCATCTATAGCACCATTGGAATCAAGAATAATCTCATCTAAGACATCATTCCAATGCTGAGTGATATATGTATTCTCATCATCCTTTACAAGTACTTCTTTATTAAGAAGATTCTCATAAGCCTCTTTAATATTCTTGCCATATTTAACAGCAAGAGCTATGAGAGTCTCCTCAACAGAGAGCTTGTGTTTTAGACATGCTTTATCATCTATTGTTATTTTCATCTTTAAGTATTATTTTATCCCATCTATTATTTTCTATAATAGTCATGAAATCAGATTCTATTTCCTGATTTTCTCTATTTGTTCTCAAGAGAAAATAAGGAAGTAGTTTCATGTGCTTTCTGTCACTTTTGAAACTATCAACATACTCTCTAGTAGCCTTAACAGCCTCATCTCTAGTAAAAACAAAGTCATGAACTACTACTAAGCACATTAGCTTCTGTGCAACATCCTCAACAGTACTGTTCCATACATATGAAGTACCTGTCTTGCATCCATGAGGGTAGATGAGCCTTAGTTCTGATGCAAGAAGATAGAAATCCCTAACAGGGGATTTCTTTATTCTCTCATCAGATTCCAAAAGCAATCTTGTGATAAGATTCTTGACATTGCCAGATAGGACAATACTGCCCATTTCTTTCTTGTCAATGTCTGCAAAATGCTTATCTACAATATTGCCAAAACACTCATCAAAATTACAGTTATTATATCCTAAAAGTAATACAAGATACTCTCCCAAAGAAAGATTATTCTTTGAGAGAATATCAGTGTCTATGGTGATTCTCATAAGTTATTGATTTTATTTAAAATTATGTCCTTTGAGTTTGTTATTACAACTTTCTTAGTATCATAATTCTTAATCATTTTATCCATGATTTCCTCATCTCTTGTGTCTGTAATATATGGAATGATGACTACAGGATGTTCATGCCTTAAAAGACGTCCTAACTTCTGCACTTGCATCCTATTAGAGCTATTAAGCATCATGAATATACCTATTTGACAGTTAAGCAAATTGCAACCCTCGTCAAGCATATTAACACAGGATATGGAATCTATTTTCCCTTTATTGAACTTATCAAGATTGTCAGTACCTACTTTACTATTTACACAAGGAATGCCTAAAGCTTCTGTTTGTTCAATATTAGAGCAGAATACTATCTTTCTTCTATCTTTTAATATCTTAAGTAATGCATTTACCATCTCCTGTTTTTGCCATGATAACCATTGAAGTCTTTCACCTGCTTTATGAAGCCATAAGTTTTTCATTGCAGGATTGTAACTTTTCTTTTTATACCAATTAACGATTCCACTTAACTCATTATAGTATTGTCTTTGTGTGCACTTTATTTGGTATAATCCTTTATAATTCTTATACTTCCATTTATCAGCATAAGGAATAACAATTGGTTTTAAGCTTTTATTCTTAGGCTTCTTGGGTGTATAAAGATAGTTAGCCTTAGTATTATCAAGACTTAAAGGAATTATTATAATAAGAGGATCTGGAAGTACCTTATTGTCAATGGCAGTTTTGGTATTTACTTTAATCCATTGTAATTCTTTATAGCTGTTGTACTTCATTTCAATGAAGCCAGCTACATCCTTACTAATAGTAGCACTTAGGAAAATGGCATGATTAATGTAAAACTGCATCAATGCCTCTGCACATCTATCAGAGATATGATGACATTCATCAAATACTACTATATCCCATGAACCAGCCATTTTAGGAAGACTGACATAGGTGACAAAGGTAACATTTGAAAGCATATCTTCATAGTGCCACTTCTTAAATTCCTCTATCCAATTCTGTATAAGCACATTTCTTGGAATGACTATCAGGATTTTACAATTCTGACTGTATAGCTGATTAATTTTCTGAAGAGCCAAATAAGTTTTACCTACACCTGTAGCACACTCCAAGACAAAGTGCTTTTTATTAGAATTAAGAAGTATTTGTTGTATATTATCTCGTAAACTATCCATTATAAATAATCTTTAATATGTTCTTTCCAATCATATCCCCAATCATCACAGGCCATATCTTTGGCAGCTTGATAGTCATCATAGCTAACTTCATTGCCATCACTATCAAAGCCATATTCTTTTGCAAGAAGTTCTTTATGAAGTGATGTTCCTTTAATTTTAACTTTGTAGAACTCCAATCCTACATACTTATCAAACTGTGATGCTTCTACTGCAATACATGGACCATACTTTAATGATTTTGCTTTGGCATCTGCTGCTTTCTTGGATGTAAACTTAAAGGCATCATTAAAGTCTACTGTCCACCAATGTTCCTTGCTTTTGTTTCTGTCAATAAGGGCAATATATGTCCAATGACTTTTAGGCAGTCCTTCAGAAGTCTTCTTAAGTACTATATACTTAGATAAAGGCTTTGTTTTGATTTCTTCTTCCATTGTGATGATGTTTAATGTGATGATGTAATAAAAAGGGAGCACTAAGGCTCCCCATTGTTAGATTCTCTTTAATATTTTAAGGAATTTTTTCCATATACTTGTAGTAGATGGTATTCCATCTGCATTCTTTCTATTCTTGGAAATATGAGTCTCAGATGCTGTAAAGAAACATAGTACATCTGATCTCTTGGAAGTAACACTATACCAATGAGCAGATACTGCTGCTGGTGTTCTTCCCAATTCTTCTGAAACAAGAAGAAAGCACTTGTTGAGATTCTGAGGAAAAGCTCTTACCTGTCTGATAAGCCTTTGTTCCTCATCTTCTGTCCACTTCTTTGCAGTTCTTACAGTAACTGTTTCAACAGATATATCTGCATGAGAAGTTGCAGTGTTGCCTTTCAGCTTTTCATAATGCTGAGTAATTGCACTTATAGACCTTCCTGTCTGTGTAGCCACTGCCATGAAAGCAACATTGTGGACTTTGTTCTTCGCAATTTCATCCTTGAGGAGATTATCTTCCTCTTCTGACCACCTTTTGTAATTTTTTGTTGTTTGTTTCATAATTGTATATGTTTGGAAAATTACTAATATCTCATACTAATTCCTTGAGCTTCTTGATATAATCATCATCAAGAGCATAACCAATATTACTAAGGAAAGTGTAATAATCTCCTCCTTTGTATCTGCTCTGAACGTGATTCTTATAATAGGTAATACTCTCTTTCCAATGATTAAAAGAATGATAGTCATTTCCCTTCATTAAACCAAAAAGATTGTTATTAGATTTACACACATTAGATTGATAATATCCTGTTTCAAGAATACTTTGAGCAAGTACTATCTTAGGATGTTGCATTCCTTGTTTCTTTAGTTCTGTATAAACAGAATTTACAGAAGGAGTATCAATGTATGCTGTCTTTTTATTACAGGTACTATCGCTATTAGTAAATATAGTATCACGAACTATCTGTATTTGTTTTTCAGGAATAGTCTTATTTCCTGAGTTATATAAAGCTCCTAAGAAGAAACCTATAATCAAAGTAATAAGACTATAAAACCCTGTTTGATAAAATTGTTCTTTACTCATATAATTAAATTTAAATGATTACACAATAAAAGTCTCTTCTTACTTTACAGCAAAGAGAGAAGCAATGAATAAATCAACAAAAAATTAACTAACAAAATGCGTTGACACACAACATTTATTGTAAAAATTACAAGACATCATAGTGCTCATTACTGGACTTGAACCAGTGACCTTTATCTTATAAGGATACTGCTCTAACCTACTGAGCTAAATGAGCAAGAAACACTCCTGTCTTCACAGATAAGAGTGCTACTTCTAATATTTAAAATCAAAAATATGATAAAAAATAAAAATAAATTTCCTTAGTTTCCCTGTATCTTCACAGACAGTGAGAAACTTGACATTACATGAAAAATATCAAATATGAGGTTAAAAGCTCCCCTTATTGGATTTGAACCAATATCCTTAAGCAACTCTGCTTACCGCTTTAACCACTTGAGCTAAAGGGGACAAAGAAGGTCTCTCTTTGCATAGAAGAAACCTACAGATAAACTAAAAACAGTCTTTATATCTTCAAGTAGACTGAAGAACTTTACTTACCTACGATTAAGCCATTCCTCATAAGAAAATGTAGTTACGTTGAGCCAGATGTGCACCTCTTGCTCTTTATATGTGGTCTCTATGGGATTCCAACCCATAACTTTCAGATTAGAAGCCTGATACTCTATGCAGTTGAGTTAAGAGACCAAGAACTACATCTATCTTCACAGACTGATGTAGTTGAGAATTTTAATTATTAATTAATTAAATATAAATAATAAAGATATAAAATTTTGTAGACATCTTATCTATATTTTTACAAATACCAATAAGATTAAAGTAAGAAATATTCTAAACATTGTGGCTCCAATGGGATTCGAACCCATACATCCATAAAGGATATAGCATTTTAAGTGCTATGTGTCTACCTATTCCACCATGAAGCTAAGATAAAAAGGAGTTACTTTATCTTCACAGACTAAGTAACTCTGCTATCCTAAACACCTTAATTGTTTAAATTAAACTTACTGTAATGAAACTATTCAACATTATTATTATTATGTGGTCTTTTAAATTTGTTCTCACTATAGTTATTAATGGCTTTAGGAATCCCAACAGAAGTAATCAATCCAGCTATTGCACCAATGATAGCTGCATAACCATCAAGTGATGTAGATATAGTATGATTATGTATTACTTCTATAAGCATACATATACAGATAACTAATAGGAGTAATACTGCCATTATTCCTATAGCAACCATAATAAAATTGAGTGATGAAACACCTGTATTATTTCTTATGGTCTGATCTAAGTAGTTCTGTATATTTCTTAACCATTTCATAGTACCCTAACTAAGAATTGAACTTAGATTTAAGGTTTAGGAAACCTTTGTTCTATCCATTGAACTATTAGGGCATTTCCTCTACTATTATCTCTAACCATAGAGGATTATCACTGCAAAGTTAATCACAGTTTACAAATTATGGCATTACCTAATAATCTCTATGAGTTTTTCTTAGTATTTTTCTTATTCCAATACTTAGAATAATTCTCATAAACAGCTTTACTGTTTGCAAAGAAACAGCGAGCTACTAACTGTACTTTATTATTTTTTATCATGCCTTTTTCTCCTTATTATTATTAGTAATTTCTTTCATTGTGGATACTAATTTAGCACCACAATAGAGAAGAATTCCAAGTTTGCTTTTGTTGAGTATTATCACTTTATGGCAGTTGTTGAAGAAGATACTTGCCCTGAGTGATTCAGCCATCTCTTTTGAGATATATTTAGATAGCACTAAAAATGCTTGTTCTACAGAGTTTGTATCTACATCCAATATACCATTTGGTATATCCATGTCAATGTGAGTTACAGTGGCATAGAAGTTGTCAAGTTCTTGTAAATAGTTTATATCCATCCTTGGTAAATTGCGTAATTAAGGTGTTCTGGATCTTTGAGCCATTCTACTTCTTCCTTTGACTTTTTCTCTAATCCATAGGCATAGATAAAAGCCTGATCCTCTTCAGGAAGTTTAGCTATTTCATACTTAGTCATAATTATATAGCATTGGCATAATATTCTTCTTCTGCTTCTTTAGCAATAACATCATCAGCTACAAGACTTTCATAATAGTCTTTTAAGTAGTCTTTGTAACTCTTTAAAACTGTAGGAAAGTCTAATGCCATCATATTATGAGTTCTTGCATAAATCAAAAGCTCATTAAGATCATTCATACTCATAGTTAATTCATATGAAGTGCAACATAATTTCTGCGTAGTTCCTTCATTTTGGCTTCAGCCTGTGAAGGTGTTAGTTCATCAGCAGAAGATGGCTTCTCTGTCACTCTGAAGATAGGCAGGCCATCAACAGAAAGACAGATAATACCTAAAGAATAGGTTATATCTATCTTTCTTTCTGCTTCCTTCATAAGGATATTTTCCTTATCTCTGTTTACTTTCTCCTTATGGTCTTTTACCATATTGGAGAAATCATGTAAAAGGTCTTTCACTTGTACCAGTAATTAGTAAAATAGTTAATGATTTCTTCTTCTGTTGTCATAATGTTTTGAGAGTATCTATGATTAGTTGAACTATATCTTCATTAAGACCATCAAGGACTAATGGGGGGCTGTTATTTTCTTTATTCTTAGCATACTTTGCTACTAACTGTAAGGCTTTTGCTACTTCATTATAACTATAGCCTTTTTTAATGATAACTATTTTCTTCATAATTGTAGGGATTAAATTTGTAATATTTGAGAGATAACTATGCTTTATTTGCTTTATTTGCTTAAGAATCTTGCAAAAAATAAAGATAGTTGAGTAATAAAATTTGAAATGATGAATTATAGGAAGTCAGTATAATGTGTTATATAATAACAATAATATGGAATAGAGAAAACTAAATATCCTTTCCTAAAGAGGGGGAGAGGTATATCTAGTAAACTTTATTCACATATTATAATATATACAGCATATTGTCTAACAGGCTATTACATACTATATATTAGTATAGTATGTAATAATAATTCAAAGACTATCAAAGTCCAAGGTTAACATCATCCCAAGCATTGGATCCCTGCTTGCAAAGAATGTGTGAGCCACTTTCAAGTTCAACCACTTGCAGTTCATTTTTCTGAGCTACAATTTGTGCAGGTGTCAGCTCTCCGAGCTTAGAGGAGAAAGCAACAAAAGTGGTGTTTGTGTTGTCAGCTGGGTCTACAAACACACAAGCCTTGAACTGCTTGCCATAGTCAGGACTGTCTGCTTGCTTATTGGTGAAAGGACCAATCTTCATGTTGCCATGTGCTCTTGCAAAAGCCATAAGTGACCAATTGTTCTTGATACCCTGCATGATAGGTGTATTTGCCATAATGACAGACTCATCTCAGAGCCCCTGATGTTTTCTGACATCTAAATAGACTGCAATATTAAACATAGCCTCAGGAGACAGTCAACCTCTTTTGGCTTAATAACTACTAATAGGAGAAAAGGTCTTAACAGCCTTCCCTTCCTGCAAGTTATAGGAGGGGTGGTGTGTCCCTTACAAGTGAATGAGAAAATAGGGAGATAGGAGGGATAAAAGGAAAGAAATATAAAAGAAGGGAAAAGACTAATTTGTGGTGTCTCCATTGGTGTTTTCTTAATAGCTTCATGAGAAACTCTAAGTGATTTCTTTAGGTATTTGCCTGCCTTGTTTATATATTGTATTTTTGCAACTGAAGAAGTGGAAAAAGTATTATTCTACTCTTTCAATATATTTTTTATTGATATATACTATAATAAAGGAACCTGCGAGATTGCCATATACCTTATAGGAGGGCTCAGGACTATTAATAGGACGATTAAACAGCAATGCTGCTAAAAAGGATAAGCAGACTGTTATTCTATAAGGTCAGAAATACGGTTAAGTAAATAAAGTATGAATTACTTATATTACTTAGGGTCAACGGGGTGAAAAGTCCTAAAGGCTTGAAGCCTTCAAAGTTAAATAAGACAGGGCAATGCAAGATAACCAAGGGGTGTTGCTTTTGAAGGTAAGTAAAGAAGAACTATAGCTTATGTTGTATATAAGTACAAGAAGGATAGACTGGTCTCAAAACTATATTATAGTGGCAATTAGATTTGCCAACCTTCCCATTAAAGCAGGTTAATTGGGGAGGCCCCCGTTTATCAAGTTAAAATAGGTTGAAAGTTAACTTAGTTAAGTTTAATATAATTAAGTTTGATAATAGAATAAGAAGTGCCCTTAATATGTCTTATAAAGAAAAATGATATGAATCACTATATAATTCAATTAGAAGTTGATGAGCCTGCTTATAGGAATATAAAGAAAGCTGAAGTAAAATTGAAGATGAGAAACTCTTCAAAGAGTGTATTTATACTATTCTCTAAAAGATAGATAAAGTATAGGATCGGAAAATACTTATTTCAAAAAATATAAGTCTCTGCACAGGTGACTATAAAGGACTGTGTATTCTTTTCTGTGAAGCCTTTCTCTAACCCCAATAGAGAGAGGCTTCTGTTTTGTTGTCAGAGTATTACATCATCAAAGACATAGTGTGGAGTAGTACCGAGTTTTGAGATAACAATGTTTGCAGACTTAAGTGTTATAGCTTGAGCTGCAAGGAAAGTGGGAATTTGGATTAAGTCTATCCAAATATTTTCATTGAAAGTTGATCCACACATGTTTACCTCAAAAGCACAGAATCCTTCTGAAGTATAGAAGAGAATAAAGTTATCTCCGCATATAAACTTCTTAGCTACAACAACTGCTGCAACTACAGAATTATGAGTGTTAAGAAGCACTGTGTCACCTACAGTAACTTCATTGTAGTTGGATGGAGTAACTGTCTCAAGAGTAGTCAGCTCTGTTACTTTCTTTGTCTTTGCAAAGAAAAGACCGTCAAAATGTTATTTCATATTAAATGTGTTTAGAATGTCAGCACCATTAGTTTTAACTCCCATGGTGCATAGAGAGCTTTAGTTTATTTTTGTTCTTTCATTATCTTATCATAGATGTTCCAGTTTAAATGGTAGTCTTTACAGCCATTCTTTTTGCAAGCTTTGGAACATTTTGCATCATAAGATTTATGCTTTGTACATAGAGAAGTCTTGACAGTAATTCTATCAAGACTATTCTCACCATCAGCATACCCTACTGCATAATACTTGCAAGTAGAGCATTTAACAGGTATGTTTAATTTTGCCATAAAGAGCTTAGGTTATTTGTCTAATACTTTAAGAGTCTCAACAATGAAGTCAATGACTTCACTGTCAAGACCAATAAAATGACTGTCAGTTTTGAGGAAGTGTCTTACTTTTTCCTCATTGACTTTTCTGCTGTTGAATACATGCTCCATGGCTATATTATAGCCTTGGTTAGCTGACTAAACAGCAATGTTTTTCATCAGTGTTTTCACACAGTTTTCATCTAACCACATAGTATTTAATGTTTTATAGTTTAGCCATAATTAATCCTTACTTGCACATAAATATGCTTTACAATAGGACTGTTCCTCTGATGATACTTCTATAGCATCACAAAAGCCTTTTTTAAATAGATGTTTACAGTCTATACACCACTTCCAATGTTTATTTGCCATATGCTTAATTTATAGTCCAGCCACAGTTACCAAAGGCAAGCTTATAGTTGCTTGCCTGTTGGTATGTAGGGAAACTTCTCATGAAGTTCCCTAAAGAATCATACACTCTATACATTACAGTAAATCTATAAGCTCCCATAATGCCCATATTATAGGAGCTGTTAATGTGCAAAGTAATACTGCAAGTAGAATAGATGTCTCTAATGAAGCATCAGTACTTGCCACAGATACTCCAATGTAAGTAGCCATTGCTATTGCAAGGACTACTACAAGGATTTTATCAAAGTATTTCATACTACTCATGATGAACATTAATCCCAACAGCAATAGCATTCTCAGCTTCTGAGATACTGAGGAAAACCTTATTGCCAAAGACCTTGACATAAGGTCTGCCAATTGCCTTTCCTACAGGGTTCTCTGTTGATGAAGAGAACATGTTTATATTCTTAACTCTTGCTTGATGAGTTTCTTTAAGATACTCTTTGTGTAACTTTCTGCTAAGTGCATAGTTATCACTGCTACAGATAGCTTCTCTGTTAATTCTTTGTCTCATAGTTTCATACTATTTTATACCTTCAAATTATAGTAGTGGTGATGTTTCCCTTACAACAGAATAAGAGACTAATTATGTGATGCCCTTATTGGCTAAAGACTAAGTATGCTGGGATCAGAGGAAAGTTTGTCAGCTCATAGATATGCTGTTTCATGTTGTTGGTACTCTTGAAACATTTGAAAAAAGAGGATGATAGATATTCTTGAAGCATATTTATCATCCAAAAAGAAAAAGCACAGTAGGATTTCTCCTACCATGCTTATGGTGTTAGTCAAACAGACCTACAACCTCCATTGTATTGTGTGCTTTGTAGCACAGACTGAACAGTGGATGACTGTACTCAGGATTGTCAATCTGTACAATCTGCAACTCTTTCTTGTGTTGCAGGATGAATGTTGAAAGTTCCTCCTTGGTGGTAAACTTGCCACACTTTGAGGAAACACTGACAAGAAGGCTTCTCTTCTTGCCTTCCTCATCCTCTGTGATGATTGTAGGGAAGACAAGAGCAACAAAGGGCTCACCTGTCTTCTTGTTGGTGAACTCTCCTGTTTCTACCTGCTTCTTGCCTTGGTCAGAGGCAAACATCATGAAGTCGTAGTTAGCTGTGATGTTGCTGTTGTTGTTCTGCATGTTGTTCTCTGTGTTCTGCATGTTGTTTTCCATGATAATGATGTGTTTAGAATGTGACTGCTGTTAGACATTAAGAGTGCAATTGCCACAGTCAAGCAAAAGCATTCTTTTTTATTGTGGAAAAATCCCATTCAGGGCAAAGACCCCGGGGGGATAATCCCATCTGCAAATTATGGGGGCGGTGGTGTGTTTATTATACTCCCTCTTAACACATATATTTTATTTTCAATATATACTATTGTTCTCTCACCTTAACACACATAATGGATTTTAAAGCTACATACTTGTAACATCTGAAAATACATTACATCATTCAAAATTTCATCAAGAATCTATATGTTAAAAGGCATTCTTACTGATACAACATTGAAGATTTTTAAGTATATTTGCAGTGATATGTTGCTGAAAAGATATATGCATTATACATTACTTCTTAGAAGCTTCTATCTATGTCTTTGATGCTTAACACCTTATAGGTTAATAGCTGATAGGCATATACTTTATGGAAGGCGTTTATCAACGCTGTGTTTAAGGCACACTGGAATCTTGCAAACTCCAAATATCTAAGTCTTGGACATAGGCAATGATAGATGTCCATAGGTGTGATTATATCACACAGTGGGGTACTGTGTATATACATAAGTACTCCATGCTGGTGTATATCATCATATAGCGTGGACTCTGCATTGTCTGTTCTTACTTAGATAGGCAATGCAAGAGCCTCAGTGTGTGGAACAGACAATAATGATTCCACACTTTTTGTGTCTTTACTCAGTTATGATTTTTCTCCTTCAAGAGTTAAATATTATCCTATACACTATGATAAAAGGAGAAACTTTAATTAAAGAAAATATGTCACAGATACTTGTACCTGCAAGTAGCTATGATTTCAACATTGACAAAAGACTACTTATTCCTTTTGTCAATGGAGAAAAAATTGGATTTATAAATAAAGATTTTAAGGTAATTGTACCAGATATATACTCAATGTATTATAGTGAATGCTATAGTAAGGAGGATATAGTTGTTGTGGCTAAACTTGGACAAAAGCATCAACCTAGAGCTTTCTATTATGGTGCTATTGATTACATTGGCAATGAAGTCATACCTTCGACGTATTTTAGAGTGCTACCTTCAAATAACAATAATAGATTATTTACTTTACAGAATCAAGATAGTAAATACTCTGTAATAATTTTTGGTAAGGGAGAAATAGTAAATCCTGATAATTACACATATATAGATCAATTCTATTTTGGATATGCAAGAGTAAAAATTGGAGGTGCCCATAATTCTAAATGTGATAATGGAAAATGGGGTATTATTATAGAACAAAATAAAGTTGTTCTCCCTATAAAATATCATTTTATCCAACCACTAAGGAATAATGATAAAGGGGTAATATATACCGTCGATAACTACAAGCATAAAGAAGACATTTATTTATTCTCATTAAAATAATATGAACATGACTACTTCAGAAGATACTCTATTTGATTTACCTGAAAGTAATAATAAAGATTACTTTTTGGCTATTCTTATCTCAGATGGTATAGAGTATGTAAGCAAATTACCTGCACCTTGTGTAAAATTTGCTTTAATGGACGTTGAAAAATCCTTTATCAGTGGTAGTTCATATAGAAGCACTTTTTCTTATATTACATTATCAGATAAACAGAATTTTTGGGTTTCAGATATTCTTGCCATTATCTATAATCGAAACAATGATGTTATAACAATTTATTTTAGAAATCCATTAAAATGTGATTTCTTAGAAGTAGATTGCATAGAATTTACAAAGTTTTATGAAACTATAAAAGTGCATTTCTCATGTGATGGGCATTTTGCTTTTTCATATGATAGTAAATATCAGGACAGCTCCTCTCTTGAATCCTTGTTCTTTGCATTTAAGTCTCTTGCATATTGTAGTGAAGATAGCTATTCAATAGTAGCTCTAAATGGTGGAGCATATATTGATGACTATACATATAACTACTATGACCATGATATGATAAATAGATTACATCGTATACATGAGCCATATCAGGGAGAAAGATCATAAAAAGGAGACCCTTATGGACCTCCTTTTGCTTTAGTTATACTTATAACTACTTAATAGTAAGTATAATCTTTTCATTCTTCTTAGTTGCAGGAATTATGTAGTCATCAAGCAACTTAAAGTAGTATGTCTGTGAGTTAGTTACTATTCCTACAGCTGAGTTCTTTCCTACTAAGATGCACCCTAATGTATCAGCAGCTTTGTTACCAGGATGTATTCTTACACCTCCAAAGCCTTTTACATTAAGCAGCTCTGGAACCTTACCACCATACTTCTTGCCCCATGCTCTTGAGTTAAACCTGTTAGAGTATGTCATCTTTACTTCATAAGTTCCTGATGGTATAGCAGTCTGGCCATATATCTTCTTTTTATTTATCTCTTCAAGAGTCATTGCAGAAGTCAATCCTCTGTCTTTGTCTTCAAGAGTATCTGAGAAAAGCTCACCATTTACATAAAGCTTACCTATTGTATAGGTATCTTTCCTATATTTTCTTTCAAGAGTTAGTTGCATAATTATTCTGTTTATTATCTACATTAAAACTTGTTTTTCTAAGCCTGCATGAAGTATCATAGCATACCGAGTTAATTAACTGAGCCATTTGCAATTGGAGATTACTAATCTCTCTCCTGAGATCATCATTCTCCTTTTGCAATTGCTTGATTTTGTTGTCCTGCATGATAATCTTTTTATCTTGAACAAGCATACTTTCATCCATCATCTTCCTGTAGATGTCAAATGATTTACTGATATTCTCTATTTGCTGGGCATCTACTTCAACATTATACTTTCTTTTAGTTATCAAGAAAGTAACAACACTTGATATTGAAGTACAAAGCAAGCCCACTATAGTTGTAAATAAAGATGTTGCCATTGTATAAGTATTTTATTATTTTATCATATAAAGATAACAATAAATAATATTACTATTTGAGAGCTAAGTAAATTAGTAAGAGCTTTTAGCAAAGCTACTTAGATTATTGTTTCTTCAAGAGCACTTATCTATTTTTGCATAAAAAATATAAGAATATTGTGAGTGAAATTAAAAAGTATATAGGACTTATAATGCTTACTGCAATAGTGGTAGAAGCATTCTTCTTGAAACAAGCTGTAAACAAAGCAAAGCAGATGGAAGATAATTGGAAAACAGCACAAGCTAATGTAAAGGCTTACGATGAATTACTTAGTGATTCCAAGCAAAAGAATGTTGCATTTCAATTAACAACAGACCAACTTACTAATTAGGGTGTCCAGTTCGTTGTGCCAATTTTAGCTCACTTTTCTAAGCGTCTTGGTTCGTTCTGTAACCCAATTCTTGGGCAGGTGCTCGGTTGACCAGGCACTGATGTCCT